ATCCGTTATTGTGGGCGTGACCTTTATTTCGGCCCAATTCCCACCAGCCAAACGAGTAGCCCCCCTCCCGGTCTTTGGATTTGGTCAGGTGGGGACTGTTACAGTGACTACAAATCTAGGATAATTCCGATATGGATCCCCAATATGCCTACCAAACCGCCCCTGCTAACTTCATGCCCATGATGGCCGGTGGAGGTCTGGCTGACGCAGCGCAACAGTTACAGGGTCAAGGCCGTGGCGGCGACTCGATGCTCGTCCACATGACGCCGGGTGAGGTCAAAGGTCTACAGGCTTTAGCGATGTCTCAGGGCGGATCCCTGACGATTAACCCAACTACGGGTTTACCCGAAGCAAGTGTATTAAAAGCCCTTTTACCTATGATTGCTGGCTTTGCACTGGGTCCGGCAGGGTTTGGTCTAATGAGTGCTACTGGGGCTGGTTTAACCGTGGGTGCCTTAACTGGAATAGCCACAAAAAGCCTTAAGAAAGGTCTTATGGCTGGTCTAGGAGCCTATGGTGGGGCTGGTTTAGGGCAAGGCTTGGTGTCGGCTGCTACCCCCGCTACGGACGTTGCTACCCAGGTTACGGCGGCACCCACAAGTGCTTTTGAAATGGCTCAAAGTAATTTAGGTCCGGGGGCAGAGTTCGCTACCAAAGAGTCAGTAATTCAAAACGCTATACAGTCTCCTGCGTATCAACAAGCCTTAACAAGTCCTACGTTGGCTGGATCTCCTGCCTTGGATGCTATGACTGCAGCAGATGTGGCTCAGGCCAAGGTTCTTCCTGGGCAAATAATTACCACAACGCCTAGCGTAGCCCCCACAGGACTTGATGCCGCTAAAAGTGGGCTTACAAACGTATTTAAAACGGGGCCTGAAGGTACGGCGGCTAGGGCTGCATTTGGTAAAGCCACCCCATTTGGAACTATGGCAGCCGCAGCAGCACCTATAGCATCGTCGGTTATGGAACCCCCCAAAGGGCCAACCCCATCTGAAGCCTATATCCGTCCGTATGAGTTTGCTTGGAACCCACAGGAGGCTGCTTATAACCCAGCCCCTACCCCTGGCGATACTTCTGAGCGGCATTATTTCAGCCCCACTTTTACTCCCATGCCTATTTATAGGGCTGCAGAGGGTGGGCAAGTAGATCCGTTTGATGAGATGACCGAGGACGGTGGGTATAACCAAGGTGGACTGTCTGCGCTTGCCAAGAAGCGTAAGTCGCTGGCTGGAGATAAGTTGTATAAGTTTGCACAGGACCGCCGTGACTCCAGCATGGAAGCCGGAATTGATCAGAATTTTGCTGCGGGTGGACTTGGTGCGGCACTTCCCCCAAGATTCCTATCTGGCGGTGGTGATGGCATGAGTGATTCGATTAAAGCCAATATTGATGGGAAGCAAGAAGCCCGTCTGGCTGATGGTGAGTTTGTAGTACCTGCAGATGTTGTATCGCATCTTGGCAATGGTTCATCCAAGGCTGGGGCGAAGAAGTTGTACGCGATGATGGACAAAATAAGAAAAGCAAGGACCGGTAACAAGCGTCAAGCACCGGAAGTCAACGCAGCAAAATACATGCCCGCATGAACTACGAGATAACACTAGCGAATTTTAAGGATACATACAAAGAATTAGAACCACTCTACAGACAACATTACTCAGAGATGATTGAGCGGCTTCGTGCCGATGGGGTAGATAGTTACTCTCCATACAATCCAAGACTTGATGAGTATGTACGAGCAGGTGACGGTGGATGGTTGTTGACTTTTGTTTTACGGCTAGATGGTGTGGCAGTTGGATATAGCAACGTTTATTTGACTAGCGATATGCACAACCAAGACCTAATAGCCCAAGAAGATACGATTTTTGTTTTAAAAGAGCACCGCAACGGAGTAGGGAAAAAGATGGTGAAGTTAATTCTTGAAGAGTTGCGTAGCCGTGGGGTTAAACGGGTTTTAGTGTCAGCGATGACTGATTTGAGAGTTGCAAAACTTTGGCGTCGTATGGGTTTCAAAGATGTTGCTACTCAGATGATTTATAAATTTTGAGGTAAGAGACTATGTGTTCTCCTTCAGCACCAGCACCACAACCAACCAGTACGACGCAGACGACGATACCCGAATACGCAAAACCAACTGCGGAACGGTTAATTGGTAAGGCCGAGGCTTTAACTTCTGCACCGTACACACCTTATGGTGGTCAGCGTTTAGCCGAATCTACTTCCCAACAGCAGGCCGCTAGGCAATCTGTGGCTGGTATGCAGGTGCCGGGTCAATTTGCTGCGGGTACTGGGTTGACAGGTGCAGGTGGGTTAGCGGCTCTTGGTGCAGGGCAACAATATATGGGTATGGCAACTAGCCCTGAAGCGCAACAAGCGTTTATGTCGCCGTACATACAGAACGTAGTAGATGTTCAGCAGCGTGAGGCAGTCCGTGCAGCACAACAAGGACAACTCGGTGCAAACCTAGCGGCCGCTCGTCAGGGTACTTATGGCGGTGCTCGTCAGACTTTAGCCATGACTGAGCGTGAGCGTAACCTGCAGGATCAGATGGCTAAGATTCAAGCAACGGGTCTTCAGTCAGCGTATGAGCAGGCCCAGCGTGGTATGCAGTTTGGTGCTGATATTGGTCTTCGTGGATCACAGGCTGCTGCTCAAGCGGGTCTAGGGTTAGGTCAACTTGGTGCAGGACAACAGACCGCAGGACTTGAACTTGCTAAGGCACAAGAAGCCTTTGGTGGTATGACTCAGCAAGAACGTCAGCGTGCTCTGGATCAGGCTTACCAAGACTTTATTACTCAGCAACAGTACCCGTATAAGAACCTTGGCTTTCTGTCTGACATTCTGCGTGGCTCGGCAAACCTTGCGGCTACGGGTGGTAAGACTGTTTATGAGGCTCCCCCATCAATGCTCTCCCAGTTAGGCGGTGCAGGACTAGCCGCTGCTGGTGCGTACAAACTTTTAGGGTGATATAACTATGCCGTACGAAATTGATGAAATTAGCATGATGTCGCCAGAAGATGTTGCAGGGGAATATGGCGGCGACAAACGCAAAATTGGTCAGGCTGTTCAACTGGGGATTCTTAATCCCCTTGTTGGCGTTATGGCAGGCATGTTTATTGACAAGATGCGTTCTGCGGCAGTTCAAGAGCAAGAACCTCTAGGTACGGTTGCACAAGACACCCTTCCTATGTCTGCGCCAGCAGGACTCGGTGCAACCCAAGTAGCCCAACAAATGGCACCGCAAATGCCTGCTGCACCCGCAACTCCTGTTATGGCAGCAAGTGGTGGATTGATGGATTTACCTGTGTCTGAGGATATGGTGCCTGATGAGTATGCAGGTGGCGGGATCGTGGCCTTTCAGAATGAAGGATTTGTTGATCCTATATTTAGTGCGCCTGATGCTACAGATCCGTATGCTAGGGAGCGTACTCCTTCTCAATATGAGAAATTTACAAAAGACCTTACCCTTCCAGAACTTCAAGAATACTTCCGCTCAGGTAAAGTTCCAGATCGGTTAAAAGGACAAGAACCCACAGGGTTTGGTTCTCGGGGTGCTCCTCTGTTAGGTACATACACAGGATATGACAGGGCTAAACCTGCATCTAAAGCAAGAGATGAAGATGCTGCTCCGGTTCCCCGTCCTCAAGATAGAACCTCACGACGGGAAACTGAAGGAGAAGGCAGAGAAACTACCGCCGCTGCTCCTGCCGCTGCTCAGACAGATTATGCAAAGATGGTCGAAGACCTTAAAAAACGGTTTGGTGTCACTGATGATGCTGAAATAAAAGGTAGAGAAGCCCTTGCTAAATATCGTGAGAAGTTGACTTCAGACATTGACAAGGCTGGTGCTCTTGGCATGATTCAGGCTGGTTTAGGAATTGCTGGTGGTAAGTCTAGGTATGCACTCCAAAATCTTCAGGGTGCTATGCCTGCTATCACTGAGTACGCCAAAGCGCAAGAAAAAATTCGTGGAGAAGAAAGAGGCATTCTGGATAGCGAAATTAAACTTGATCAAGCCGCCGATGCTCGCCGTCGTGGTGATATGGGCACGGCACTTAAACTTGAACAAGATGCTAAAGAACTTGCTGTTCGTGAACGTCAGGTTAGAGCAGCAGAACGACAGGCTGGTCGAATGGGTGCGGAGGCTGAGGTAATTGATAGGTATGCTAAGGCTAAAGGTATTTCGTTTGACAAAGCAGCACGTGAGATTGCTGAAATGCGGGGCGACGCACGTAATCCTCTAAATGCGTTTATTGCAGAACAAATTAGAGCAAAGGGTAACAAAGGCCAGATAGATATTAGAGAGATGATAGAAAAATACCCCGGTCTTGCACCTACGAGATAAGTATGGCTTCACGTTCTGAACAGATCGTTTCTAACGTCCGTAAACTAGCGGCCGCAGGAGCACCTAACGAAGATCTTCTTAAGTATCTAGCCTACGAGGGTGTATCAGGAGAGCAGTTTAAAGAACTGTTAGAAGGCCCAACTCTATTCGGTCAAGCCAAAGAGTTTGTAAAAGGTATCCCTGCTGGTTTTGTTGGAACGCTAGGCACTGCTGTAGAGGGTGCCGCTGCTCTGCTTCCTGAAGAGGCTGAAAAAGCCGTTGTGGGCCGCACCCGCAAAATTGTGGAAGGCTTAACTCCTGAAGCCGCTCTTGGTTATGAAGACACCATTGGTCGAAACTTAGGTCAAGCCGTGGGTTCAATTGGCTCATTTGTAGTCCCCGGTGGTATCGCAGGTAAAGCCTTGGGGGCAGTTGGTATGGGTGCCCGTACCGCTGGTACGGTAGTTGGTGGAGGTTTAGGTGCCGCTGCAGGTGCTGGTGAAGCCCGTCAAAGAGCCGAAGCCGAAGAACTTATTACCCCTGAAGAAAGAGCAGAAGCCACGTTTCTTGGCATGTTCCCCGGTGCCTTAGAGGCACTTCCTACTGCTCGCTTACTGCGTTTTCTTGGACCTGCTGAAGATGTTGTACAGAAACTACCCAAGGGGCTTAAGTCTGATCTGGTCAAGCGCGGTAAAGATGTATTGACCACTGCGGGAGTCGAGGGTTTACAAGAATTTGCACAGGGTCTTGGACAGAACTTAATCGCACAAGGCATCTATAAACCTGACCAAGAACTTCTTGAGGGTCTGGGAGAGCAAGCCGCATACGGTGCGGGGGCTGGTGCGATTGCTGAAGTCTTTATGAACATGGTGCTTGGGCGTAAGGCTTCAACCACACGTGAAAAGTTGTTAGAGCAAGAAGGTAAAAAGGCTGAAGCACTAGAAGGTAAAGCACCGCAGGACATGACCTACGTGGAGAGGTCTAGAGAGATTGCGATGCTTTCGGCAGGTACGCCTACGGCTGAAGAGCAAGCACGGATTGATGAGTTAACGGCATTTAACGATGCTGAGAATTACTATCGGATGCGCGGGCCTGTGACTGAGGCTAAAGATTTAGAAGATCAAATTAAACAGCAAGCACAGGTTCAGGGTGAGTTTAGGGAGATGATGGGTGAAGGCGTTGGGTTTGTTCCCGGCGATGAATTTGCTGGCCCCCCTATCCCCGAGCCTGAATTCCCTACAATGCTTACATCTAGCATCTTAGACCAGACCGGCCTAAGTAAGCGTTCTTCTTTCTATAAACAACTTGAGGGTAAAGATTTAACCGATCCTCAAGATCAGGTTGAGATTGGGCAGGTTCTTGCCAAAGTACGGGCAAATCCAAATATCTCAGAGGCAACTAAGACTGGCCTTGAGAAAATAGCGATGCAGGGTTTTGGTGCCGCTGCCCAACAACAAGAACTGTTTGAAACCAAAGGTAAGAAGAAAGGCCAGCCTACTGCTGGTGCCTTGCGCACTGCTGAAGTAACACCTGCTGCAGAACCTGTTACTGAAGGACGCCCCATCACAGAGGAAGATTTTAAGCAACTTGGTATAGGACCTACCAATAAGAAACTAAGGAAAGATCTTATTGGCAAAGATTTATCTGACCCTGAACAAGCAGCGGTTGTAAAAGATACACTTGAAACGTACGCTTCTGCCCCTGACCGTAGTCCTAAAATTGCCAGTAACGTTGAATCGTTTCTGAGCCAGCCTATATTCAAAGGAGCGGAAGATGTCCAGCCTGCAAAACCTTCTGCACTTGTCGCCGGAACAAGTGAGCCTAGCGTTTCAGTTCCTAGCAAGCGAGGAGCCCGAGCCACCACCGGAGTTAAAACACCTGACGTGGGACCAGTGGCAGTTGCTGGCGAAGGCGTTGGATCTGCTGATGTTGGAGCGGCAAATGAACTCAGTGCATTAACTAATGAAGAGCAGGATGCCCTACAGCAAGAACTTCAGCAAGAACTGTATGGACAACCGGCTATCCAGGCTGTTGAACCTGCTCTTGATAAGAAAGTAACACGCAAGCGTCCGGTTCCAAAGGCTGATGTTGACGAGGCAAACGCCTATCTAGCCCAGTATGTTGAGCAAACAGGCTCCGTCGAGGGGGCGCTTAAACGGATTGCTGGTGAGTTTGCATTTGAGAAGAAGGTTAATCGCCTTGCCAAAACATCTTACGAAGCCTTAACTCCTGAACAAAAAGCCTTTGTAGACCGGGAGATTCAACAGCAACGTACCCTAAATAAAGCGGGTGCCATGTATCTTTCCCGGTACAACGAAGCCATGCGGGCCAAGCGTGAGCAAAAAGCCGAAGAGAAACGCATGGAGCAAGAGTCTCTTAGTAAGCAAAACGAAGATTTACGTAAACAGAATGCTGAAAAGCGCAAGAAAGATGAAGAAGTTACAAAGCGTGTTGAAGAGCAGATATTTCAGAATACTGCTGGGATTCAAGATTTACTATCAGGCCGTAAGATTCGCTATCGTAAGTCTGAGAAAGGCGCTAAGAGCACCAAAGCCGCTGTTGATAGATTTGTATCTACCTTTACAAAGAATTGGAAAAACGCACCTCCAATCGTGGTGGTGCAAAGCGTAGATGGACTGCCTGCTCCCATGCAGGCTCAGTTGTTAAGAGATGGTGCAGGAAGTGTTCCGGGCGCCTTTAATCCTAACGATCAGACGGTTTATCTCATAGCCGATAACATCAAGAGCCCACAAGACGCTGCCTTAACGGTAGTGCATGAGGTCATTGGTCACTACGGTTTGCAGTCAATTTTGGGTGCTGAGTACCGCAAGGTCATGCACCGTCTCTACAACACTAACTATCAGGTACGAGCCAAAGCCAACCTAAAAATGGCTGAAGGCATGGATTTAAGCACGGCTGTCGAAGAGGTGTTGGCTGAGGCTACCGAGGCAAGGTTTGTCCGCACAGATACCCTGATGCAGTATGCACTGCACCAACTGAAGAAACTTATCCGTAACTTTATGCAGATGATTGGCATTAAAACTCTGCGCGATAAGGAAGTTACTGACCTGCTAGATTCTTTCCGTGACTACGTGATTGAAGGCAAAGGCACCCGGGGTGTGGGTAAGGCTTCTAAGGATGTGGTTTACAAGAATGATGGAACCCCAATAGATGCCAAGACAATTGATATAGGTGGTGTTCAGCGGTCCTTGTATGACTCTAAGGGCCGACCCTTGGCGGCTACTGAAGAAGGAATTCGTAACTTCTGGAAGTGGTTTGGTGATAGTAAGACTGTGGATGAACAAGGTCGTCCCATCCTAATGTTCCACGGCACAGCCCGGGATATTAATGAATTTATCCCCAAGCAGGCTAATGCAATTTTTGTTACCGCCGACCCTAGGTTTGCAGAGAGTTTTAGTAGTTCTTCTTTTGAATATGTAAGGCGTGAACTCCGCCACAATATGACTCCTGAGCAAATGAACATGCTTAGGAATAGGGTTATTCAAATTGCTGAACAGGATGGGGTGTTTGCTAATTTGGCTGCAAATCCAGATGCAAACGGGCCAAACACAAAAGAAGATTTTGAAAAAATAAGCACCATAGATGTATTTGACTATTTACCAGATCAATACGCTCAGGCTACTGGAGAACTTATCCCTGTTGGGGAAACCATCATGCCCTTATATGTTCGGGCAGAAAAACCGTTTGACTATCAGAATGAAGAGCACGTACGGCCTATCATTCAAAAATTAATAGATCAGGGTTATTTGGATTTTGGTCGCGGAAGTATATCTGATAAAAGCAGTGTGTTTACCAAACATCTCCTAAAATCCGAAATTAGTTTAATAAGAGATGGTATAGATAGCCTTACCGACATCATTTATGGCAACACTATGGAAGGTAATTGGGGGGTTATTGAACAGGAACCTTTCCAAGATGCTATTAAGGAAGCCGGGTACGACGGGTTTTATATCCGTGAGGCTGGTGTTAAAAATCTTGGTGTGTTTAAGTCCAACCAAGTTAAATCCGCTACTGGTAACCTTGGATCGTTTGATGCAAGCACCGGAAACATCAGATACCGTCGCAAACCCGTTTTGACTGCGGCTGGACAGCAAGCCCAAGCCACCATTCAGGCTATGGGTAACATTAGCAACACCCAACCCAAGCAACCACAGATGAGCACCATGCAGAAAGTGGGTGCCTTCTTCTTTGATCCATCCTATCGGCAGGAGCAGGTTGATAGGTTACGTGTACGGGTTGCTTATAAGGGTGCATCTGTCGAACGTAAGTTGTTCGATGCTTATAACGGGGCTATTCGAGATTCGCTAGGCAACATACGACCTGATGTATTTATGACCGCCGCCGAGCATGCTGACGTGATGACTGTAGAAGCCATGAAGCGCGGTAGGCTAGTGCTTGATAAAGATATTGGATGGGTAGCAAAAGATGGCCCTAACTCAATGCAAGGGGTCATGGATAAGATTAAAGATCTTGGTATAAAACTAGGAGATCAGGATCTTGCCTTTAAGTTGGCTAATGACGCATTTATTGCCCGTCGTGCTAACTCATTGATGAACGACCCTAACTCCCCTGTACCTGCATCGTTACTGCCTAGCCCTGCGCAAATCAAAGCGGGTATGGATGCCTTTAAAAAGTTCCCTGAACTAGAAGCAGCGTTTAAAGAGTTCACGGAATTTAAAAACGGCATGATTGATGCGATGGTTCAGGGTGGACGTTTAGACGCACAGCAGGCTCAGTCTTGGAAAAATGTCGTTGACTACGTGCCTTGGAACCGTATCAAGGACTATGAAGAGTTAGTTCAGAACAGCCCACAGATGTATTCAAAAGGTTTAACCAACCTTGGGAGCATGAAGCAACTTAAGGGTGGTTTTGAGCCAATCAATAACATCTTTGACAATATGGTGGGCCTGACATTTTGGATGGGTAACAGTGCTATCCGTAACCATGCTGCCACCAAACTCACAGATGCTTTTGTAACCAACAATCTCGGTGCCAAGAAAATACCAAGCCCGCAGGCTGCAGGCGTTAACCCAAACAACGTAATCTTTATCTACCGCAACGGTAAGCCGGAGTCCTATGAGTTTGACTCTATCGCTGACGTGTATGCGTTTAAAGGCGTAGAGAGTATGGGTGGCCCTGTTATCCAAGCATTTGCAAGCCTATCTAATGTGCTTCGCAAGGCAACCACAGCCACCCCGCAGTTTGCGCTCAGTCAGGTGTTCCAAGATTCATACCGTGCTACAACTAACTCAGGTGTAAAAAACCCGTTTAGTGTGCCTAGTAAAGTTCTCAAAAACTTTATAAAAGAACTTGGCGACGACCCCCTAACCAAAGATCTCAAGTCTATGGGTATCGCTGGTGCCTATGACTTCATGCCGGGACGGGCACAAGACGCTATTGAGAAAGAGTTTGGAGTAAAGCAACGCGGCATATTTGACCGTGTGTTCTCATTTGCAGAAGCCCCGTCTATCGCTTCTGATGCTGCGATGCGTAAAGCCGTGTTTGAGCAGACACTTGCAGAAACCAAATCGGCCCAGTTTCCTGACGGGGATGTGTTACTTGCACGTTACCGCGCACAAGAAATTATTAACTTTAAGCGGCAGGGTAGGGGCAAACTGATTGGCACGTTACGTCAAGTCATACCGTTTATGAATGCTTACATTCAAGGTATGGACATTTTCTACCGTAGCATGACTGGACGTGGTATTGCGGCTGAAGAACGCAGGCTGGCTACGATGCTATTCTGGAAAACTGGAATTAAGTTAGCCGCCCTATCTTCCATTTACGCCATGCTGGTTGGTGGCGATGATGAGTACGAAGGTCTGCGCGATTACGAAAAAGATAAGAATTTTATTATCCCCGGTTTACCTGAGTGGGCACCGAATAAGATTCCTGTGGCTCCTGAAGTTGGCTTCTTATTCAAAGTTCTTCCTGAACGTATTTACAACTACGTAACTAGCCAAGGCACTAACAGTCCCCAAGATGCTACGACTTTGCGCAAGGCTATCGGGTCTGCGGCATTTGATGCTTTTGCCAGCCCTAACATGACTCCACAGTTTATTAAACCGACTTTGGAAGTTATGGTTAATTATTCTTTCTTTACCCAATCCCCAATTGTTGGGCGTGGATTAGAGAAACTTGAGCCTGCACAGCAGTACACTGACAGCACTTCTGAACTGGCTAAAATGCTTGGGGGACTGATAAATTATTCCCCCGTAAAACTTGATTACATGATGCGTGGTTACACAGGTATTGCAGGTGGTACGTTGTTAGATGTAACCAATATGTTTGGCGCTAATCGCCCAGATAAGCGTTTGTATGAACTGCCCGGGTTTAAAACATTTATGTATGATCGTGTTCCGGGCGGATACAAAGAGCAGTATTACAACTTCCGTGAAGATATTGATCGTGTTACTAGCACTGTAAATACGTTCCGTGCCCGGGGACAGATCGACGAACTTGTGAAATACCTTGAGTCCGACAAAAATCTTATGCTGTATTCACTTGGCGGGATGATTAGCAAATTAGATCAACAATTTGAGAACATCCGGGCCCTAAAAAAGATTGTTTCCAATGACCCGAACATGAGTGGTGCGGACAAGAAAAATGTTCTTGAGGATTTGGAGAGGACTGAAAACGAAATTCTTAAAGAAATCAATACCCCGTTTATGCGGAAAGCGGCAGGGTTTTAAAAAAATGCCCCGGGCTAGGCCGGGGCTAAACCTATCGAGGAGTAGATAGGAGAGTGAAGGCCCGAGAATATCACTCCACCCTCCAGCAGCGCAATCCATATCGGTTATTCTCGATAACTTGTTTACAGACAACTGTATAGCCTAACCGGCCCGCCTCCCACGTCAGTTGCTTCGCGGCGTTCTCGCTATCTAGGCAGGGTATGAAAAACGACATCCCGGGCTTAATCGACCCCCAAGGTATCTTCACTGTCAGATTTAGAATCTGCATTTACTAGCGCATCCTCTGCGAAAAATTCCAGTTTGGTAGTGTCAAAGGTAAGGGCCATAACCCCATCAGATGCCCCCATAGCGGTGCCCGCCAGCATGCGTTTCTTCTTCAGGCCGGTGTAGGCTTTGTTCTTGCGGTAGGGGTTCAGGGTGTCTTCGTAGCCCATAAAGGTCTTGGCACAGTCATCCCGCCAGTCTTTGTTGACCACGTAGAGCATCTTGGTATCGGGCTCATAGCGCACTACAACCTTGCCACGAGGCTCCCGGATCGGCCCCTGTTCCAGCCCTGTCCGGCTGTGGGCCTTGCCGTTGATGACCAAAATATCCTGATAGTGCCGCTGTAGGAAGGCCCCAAGGTAGTCGCTGACGCTTGAGAACTCTTCGTTGTTCTTGTTCCGGGTGTTTTTAACGAGGTCTACCGCGTGCTGAAAGACGGGTTCTATCGGGATGTTATGCAGTCCCAAGTTATGGGCGATGATGCCGCCTGTCAGGTCGATGGCTATTCCGGCTGACCAATACCGCTCGGTGTTCGTAATCTCGGCTGCTCGGTCTAACTTCTGATTGACCCTGTTAAGAAGTTCTACTACGGTGGGAAGATTGCCCGCGACGTATTTTATGTAGGGGTCAATTGCGTGCCCATAATTATTGATGATGCGTCCGAAGTGGGACTTTGACCATGTGGGGTCGTTATGGGTATCGGGCAGGATTTCGTCTTCCAGTATTCGTAGCAGTTCCGCATCAGGGAAAGACTTGAGGGTCATCAAGGCGTCTTTGACACGGCGGTTGGATGAGGAGACCACCGGGATTTGCCAAGTCGTGAGGTTAATCCGCTCGACGTTAGCCTTGCCGCTCATACGATTTTTGCCCTTGCCGGAGGTGATGTCATACACAAGGTTTGACATAATCTTCACTTCCAGATTGGTCAACTCATCAATCGTAGGGGTCATAGACTGCATGGTGCCCATACGTTGCATGCGATGGTTATGCGTATCTTTATAAGATAACATCAACTGCTTGGGGTTACCGTAGATCGAATTAATGGCGTGTAGCAGGGTAGTTTTGCCTGATCCACCGCGCTGACTGACTAGATTGAGCAAGAATCCATCCAAGAATCCTTCACCTACAAACTTCATAAGCGGTCCACCAAAACCCATGAAGAACGCAAAGGCACGTTGCTCCATTCCGGGTCTGCCATAGGCATTGATGATGTCTTTCCAAGTGTGGAAGTCGCCCTTGGTCTTAAACGCAGGAATGATCGGTAGTGTCACAACGGTTGGGGGGCTATAGAGCACCTGACCATCGGCGCGGATTTCTCTGTCACCAACAATAAATGCACTGTCATCTTCCAGCCAGCCAAACTGTTTACGAGCGATTTCCGATTTGCCCATAGCCTGCAGTTCCTCAACCCATCTTGTTACGTACGCCATAAGTAAGTCCTGTTTCTTTCCTAGTATTGCTACCCCTTCTTGGGCTACTCTGTTTACAAACTTTTCTTTTGACAGTGCTGAGGTCAACGGCATAATAAATTCTCGCACCCCATCTTTGGGTAGGTGCAGTCTCATAAGTAGTGTTTCCCCATCGTCCGGGTCGTGAATTCGTTTCACCACGTAGAGATCGTACGGGTAGATTAGTTCGTCTTTGTCATCTTCTTTATTGGGATCAGCACGCCGATAGACCCCACCAACTTTACCCCTGAAATATGGGAACGGGAAATTGGGGATCGTGTAGGTTACTTCTTCTTTAGTAGCCTGTTCAACGTGGGTGACAACGTTATCTTCTTCTGAGGCTTCGATAATTTGTCTTCCAATTTGGATAGGCGATGATATTTTGAGCGGACAGTCTTGGCACCCCGTGGGGTTAAGTTTTCTGAATGTATCGCAGGTGTAAGGTCCCTTAGTTTCTGAAGCCTTTTTAATAGTTCTATTTGCTGAGTACTCAGGGTGTTGTTCTGATATTTTGTGGATACCCACAGATCCGTCCACGCAGGAATGGGCAATTGATAAAGCGGCTCTCCATAGAGGTTCTTCGAGTATTGCCTGATTCCTAAACGCATTAGCAAGTTGTTCACATCCTTCCCCATTCATCGACTTGATGAGAATTGTTTTGAATTTAGACTGGTAGTTACCCATCAGTGCCAAGGTCATCGGGTCTAGTTGCTTAACAAAAGGCTTTTTACCCGGAATATCAAAGTCGTCTAAAGTTACTAATACTTGACGTAACTTGGCAATCTCCACGCGTTCACGTGACGCTACGATTTTTGTTGGCAGGGGGTTGTCTGGGTCTTTGAAGTTAAGTGTCTCAGGTATGCGCAGGATGCGAGACACGTCGGCAGTCACCGCAGGGTCAGCCTGTAGCCCGTGCTTTTGGCACAGTGCCTTGAGCGACTCGGCCAAAGGTTTCCATTCTGCTTTTGGTAACGGCTGTTCCGGCACCCAGTAGGCGTGCAAGCCGCGCCCTGAATTAACCAAGACTGTTGGCTTGGGCATGCCGGATGTAGCGATAAACTCAATCAGAGCCTCGACACCCTCTTGCTGATCTGCGTACGGCTTGTTGGGGCCGCAGTCGATGTCTACAAAGAATGACCCAAGTTGATCAGCGTTTACGTTTGTGCGACCCTCATTCGGATCGGTGAAAGATGCAAGGGCAAAGTATGCGTCGTAACCCTTGTGCACCATAGCGTCTGCGTAGTTGCAGACCTCATCAATTGATTCTACGAATACCTGTCTTGGTGCTTTACCTTGCTTCAGCCCGACCACACAGTATTGTCCTGTAGGTGGTAAAACAAGAGAAAGAAACTCTTCTCTAGATAACATAGCCGCCATCGTTCAGTGCGCCGTCGTTAAAATAAGGTAGGCAGGGATAGGACGGCGAACTACCCTTTTCGGGTGCCCCCTAGCCTCCTTAAACCGTTTACGTACTTAGTTTCGCAATTAATTTTTCTACTATCTCTTTATGCTGACCAAGCACGTTTGTCTCACCTTTGAACCAGTGATACACCGTCATGCGTGTAACTTTGAGGAACTCAGACACATCTTTCACCGGGATGTCATTGTCAATGCAGAGTTGTGCAAGCCGTACACCTAACTTGGATTGATCTGCAGCGTTGACAGCCGCGATGAATTTGGTTGTGTAACCGCGTGACATGATGCCCCCTTATTGGTCATCCCATTCTTCAAGAATCTTGGTGAGATCCTTCTTAGGTGCAGGGGCTTCGTCCTTCTTGCTTGCACGTTTGGTAGGTTCTTCAACGGCTTCTGCTTCGACTTTAGATGCTTCGGCTTTTTCAGTTTCCTGAGCGGGAACTTCTGAGTCTACACCATCAACCTGAGCAACCGTCATGGTGATTGCCTTAATTGCATCTCCGGTTTTTCCCTTACCCAAAGCCGTATTAAATTCGTCGGTTTCTAGGAACCTTGCTGGCTTGAAAGTCAGTTTGGGTGTTGCGCTGTTAGTGTCAAAGCGCATCTCGGTGACAACTGAAGTGATGGGCACGCCTTTACTACCAATCATCTTGGCGTACGTTTGCAGGGGCCACTTCCCGGGTTCGCCTTCACCAAAGATAGACTGGCTTGGCAGGGTGAGTTGATACACGTCGCCGCTGATGTCGTTCTCAAGCACTACAGCAAGACGTTGAGAGAAACGGCACGCACGGCTATCGCCTTGACCCGACCCTTTGATATTTTGAGGGCAGTCTTTACAAGCCTTTGATTGTGGGTTTTTAGCCTTGGCATCCGGCACTTCACCATCGGCAGACCAGCAATCCGGGGCAGAAGCAACACCCTTCTTGTATACGCCTGCATAGTATGTACGAGATACTTTTGGCGCGGCGGCAACGATGACTACATTCATCACCCGCTCTTCGTTACGGGCAACCTCTTTACCGTTGACCATCATGCGCCACACACCACCTTCGATGGATATGCGTTTAGACCCACCACCGCCACCCATAAGGGCTTTAGTGGTCTCATCAATACCGTCAAGACTACGCAGGTGCGCAGGTAGGTTTTGATTTAATACTGCAAGTTCACTCATTTGGAATTTCCCCTTTTAAAAATTGATAAACAATTAAAGCCATACCTATCAAATCATGAGTATCAGCATTACTTTTTTTATAAAACTCTACAGCCATACGCATCGCCTCCAGTCGTAAACTAATTTCTTGATCCTCACTCATGTTTTTCTCCTGATTGAGATGGTGTATTTGCTATCCACATTTAGCCCCGGTGGTAGCAAATCGGGGTTTTCTTCAAGGAACGTAGCCATATTGGTCTGCGCAATACGCTTCTCCAATAACTCCGGCATCTGATGTTCCAATAGAAACTTGTGAAACGAGTGCCAATCATTAGTCCAAAACCTTTTTGCTACACGGCGAGTCACCGTGCCAAATTCAGTCTTGAACCCATCAGCACCCATTGATTTACAGATGGTAAGAATCTCCTCCGAGATACGGTCTTGAGTTTCTTCTAATTCTTTATCTTGCTTTTCAAACTCATCAGCAATTTGTTTCCGCTTATCACGGATTTTTATGTAGGCTTTAACAAGCCTATCAGCAGAGACTTCGCTCATTTTCACTCTCCGTATTGTTATGTTTGATAATACTAATAAAACGATTTTACTCTGTCAAGCATCTTCAAGCAAATTTTTGTAGAGATCAACAACTCTTGTATGAATATCAACTTTCGCTTCAAGCATCGAATACATCCGCTTCTCAACATGTGAGCCTTGGAGGTGTACCACGGTGCATGGATTACGTTGGCCCGCTCGATGCACACGAGCATTCGCCTGTAAATAAGTTTCTACAGACATCACCGGAGACCAATACACGACTACGTTTGCGGCGTGCAAAGTAACTCCATGAGATGCCGCCTGTGGTTGGATGATTAAAACCTTTGGATCTTTCTCTGTCTGAAACCTATTGAAGATGTCCGTACGTGCATTAACAGACACAGCACCACTAATAATCTCTGCGGTGTATCCGTCCTTAATTAATTCTTCGTACACAATCTGTATTGCATGCCTGTACGGGACAAACACAATAACTTTGTGCGATGCCTCGTCAATGACCTCTTTTAGCGCGGCTATCCGGTTGGAAGCGTCAAAGGCTACGACCTCTCCACTATCGGAATACACAGCGCCACAAGATAGTTGCAGTAACTTATTAAGGTTTGCTGCTGCGTTCACCGTCGTAATATCTTCGCCAGCGGCGGTTGCTACCATATGTTTACGGATGGTCTCGTAATACTTCTGCTGCTGCGCGGTCAAGGGAACCTGTCGGGTGACGTATGTCATGTCCGGCAAATCAAGGCACTCTTCTTTGGTAAACCGGATGGCAGGTTGTAGCACCTGATGCACTATCTCTTCTGCCCGGGGCCGAGGCACCCATTTAAATTGGGTAATCTTCTGCATGACCTGATCTTTAAACGACCCAAAGAATCTAGGTACTGACCCGGGGTTGACAATCCTTGCAAGTCCATACGCATCGGTAGGTGCCTGAGCCGCCGGAGTTCCAGTCATCATCCATACCCACGTGCTCGGCTTGATGATTGAGGCTAAAGTTTTCCAGCGTTTTGTAGTTACCGTTTTGTACGCGTTTGCTTCATCAACTACGATGAGATCAAATCCGCTTTCGTTGACTGCATCTTTGACAATCTCAAGCCCGTCAAAATTACAAATCACAAACTCTGCATCTGACTTAACTGCTTTGATTCGTTTATCACGTGAGTACGAATGAGCAACCTGAACCGTGCGGTGCATGGCAAATCTAAACAAATCATTTACCCATGCAGACTCCATGATTGACAACGGGCAGAGCACCAGCACTCGTTTGATGATGCCTAACTTCATCAAGTAATCAGCCGCCCAAATCACACTGCCTGTTTTACCTGTGCCTTGCTCGTTAAAGCAGAACGCACGGCGATGTAGTGTTAAAAATTCTGCGGTAGTTTTCTGATGAGCAAACGGTCTGTAGAGTCCGGGCCAATCGTAGTGAGCGATGATGGGTGATGGTACGTTTCGGATGCGTAAGTTCTTTAGCACCTGTGCTTCTTCAAGCCCCCACTTCACAAGCACTTCGCCCGTATCAAGCACTTTGCTTTTGGGGATAACCGTAGTGATACGGTTTGGTTCTTTTACTTTCAACAACAATGCTTTATTTTCTAGTATTTGCAATTCACTCTCCAACAAGACGCCGATAGGCCGAAAGTGATGTTTTCACTTTCAGCCCGAAAAACTTTACTACTGTAAAACCTAGTTTACTTCTTTTTCTTGTAATTGCGCGAACGATTTTTACTAGGGGATTCCAGTACGTATCCGTCCTTGTTCGTACCACCCTTGCTCAGTGCAACCTTATGGCTAACATCTTTACCAGCGCGACTCACACCTTTTTTATCCAGTGCACGTCGAGCACGCTGACGCTCCATCCTGTCGCTGTGTTCATCCCGTTTTAATTGCATCTCATACTCATGCTTGTACGGGCGTGGTGACTTCGTATACGGCATTAATGATTCTTTCCGTTATGTATGCAGTCGGTCACTATGCAATACTGCCTGCAGGAGAAATTCGGCTTGGGGTTCCATACCTCGTTCTCGTATGCGGCCTCCAACTGCTTGGTCTCATTTAGCCATTTTACCCACGGCTCTGCCTGTTGGCTACCCTCATAATCCACCTTCACAAAGTCGTTTGCCACCAAAAAGAGCAGGCCACCCTTAACAAGTTTCAGGTCAGGGCGGTGCTTAAACAACGCCAAGGCCAGTATCTCCAACTGCTTGGTATCGGCATACCGGGATGATTTACCCGTCTTGTAGTCCACAAGATACGCCTTGTCATCTTTTATGATTACTAGATCAGCCACACCCCGCCACCACACATCCTTGGCAAAGAAGTCGCAGGGTTTCAAGTCCCGGGTCAGGGCCATGCGGTATTCGCACAGAAACTCCCCACCTTCACCTAATGTCTTTAGTAGATCCAGCATGTTCTTGATGAAGCCAAACTGAGGCGGTAGGGGGGTGCCCTTACCTATGTATAACTCAGCCGCCTCGTGCAGACGCTTGCCGTACAGCAAGGCATCGGTCTCCGGCTCTTTGTAGTCTTTGGCTACTCGGAGGTGGTAATACTTCTTAGGACATTGTTGGAACAGACCAAGTGAGGAATAAGACCATGTGTAGTTAGGCATTTTTAATTTGGCTTTTGACCGCAGTTCGCATCAGCCGCAACTCTACTATGGTCATGTCAATTGTGGAAGCCGCACCCTTCCAGTCGCCTTTCAACAACAAGTTATGCACCTCTTTCAGAAGGTGTTTTACCTGCAACTCGTATGCCGCATAGTCCACGGCCTTATCAACACTCACCATAACTCTCTCCGCTTCCAACTTCACAATTTAAGGGTAAATCCCTAGCCCAGTCAGGACGCCACCGCATACATTCCTCAACATATTTTACAGCGTTGTCACGTTCACCCGTGGGCGCCAGGCATGCTATCGCATCGTGTACCGTCAATACAACCTTGTACCTCTTGGCAATACGGGTCATCTGCTCGGCTATGATGCACCGCGCAACGGCTTGGCATACGTTTTCGATAACTTTCCCACCATAGATTTTGGTGCGCCCCATTCGGGTTTTATAGGAGTAATTGCCATCGGGATCTTTTGCGAGTTCGGAATATCGTATATACAGCCCGGAAGGAAGTCGTATTCCTTTATCTCCTTGGACACTAAGAGCATCGGGGTATTCGCCCAACGCCACATCCCGATTTGCCATAATCGCATCAAGCGCATTTTGCCCCTGCTTCCATAGCGTGGGGATGTTTTTATAAGTTTGTCGATAGATGTTGATGATGTGCTGTGATTCCGTTTCGTCGATCTCGACTCCGAATACTTTAAGTTGGTCGCGGAATTTAATAGCCCCCATGCCATATCCAGCACCAAGGATTGTTGTCTTTCCGACAAACCGCTCTTCCTTTGTAATTGCGTCAGCGTTCTTTGCATAGATAGCCGATGCCATAATCTTGTATACATCTTCGCCTTTCTCAAACGCATCCACTAAATCGGTCTGCCCCGCCAACCATGCCACGGTGCGAGCCTCGATCTGGGAGGAGTCTGCATCTATTAACACGTAACCCTTTGGTGCCCGGATGGCTGTCTTCAGCCTGCCTGCGTTCTGCCCCCGGCTTGGCAAGTTCTGCAAGTTGATTTTGTCATCGCCACCCCACCGACCAGTGTGCGCGGCATAGTACTTAAGCGGGACGGGCATCCGCCCACGTTTGGCTATGTCTATAAACCTCTGCGTACGTGTTTCCTCAAGCGTAGTTTTGTTCCCGAGTCGGGCCGCAACCAAAGCCTGAACGCGCGGGTCAGGATGAGAAGCCAGTTCTTTGAAGCCTTCATCGGTCTTGGCGAAAGCCCAAACCTCTTTGCCTGTGCGTGCGCTAACTTTACGAGGCAACAGATCGGCAGATTTAAATACTGGCTCCCCGCTATCTTTATCTTTCAATGACAGTATCAGTTCTGCAAACTTGTCATTAGACATCAGCGTATCGCGGTCAGCGGCAGCCACTTCAAGCAGTTTCTCTTTCCTAGTTTTGACATCGTGCAGGTGTTGCTCAAGCAGGGGCAGATCCAGCATCAGTTGCGGGTGCGTAAACATCCGCAGAGTTATGTCAATAACTTTTAGTTCAGACTTCGGAAAGTTTTCGGCTAGTATGTGGAAAAGTCTGTGGGTCAGATCAACATCGTTGCAACAGTAAGCACCATAACGATCAAGATCCCCTTCACTAAAATCGGCGCGGCGTTTACCAAGCGCATTAATGACCTCATCACCTTTCTCCCCAAGTTCGTACCGCTTTGCCAAGTTCGCAAGAGATGCGCTAACGTCCACTCCATTAACTGCTCTCGCCATACAAAGAGTATCCAACCAAACTTTCGGAGTAATCCCGAAATGCCACGAGAGTATTGCCCCATCAAACGCGGTGTTGTGCGCGAGTACAAAGGCATTTGCCCAGTCGTACTGGTTAAGAAATTCCTGAGTCTGCTCCTTGGAGCCGGAGAACCACGACGTTTCGGCTTCATCTACCTTGACCCCAACGCCAATAACCTCAAACTTGTCATCACGCACATACTCTTCGGTAGTCAGTTTAGATAGCGAAAATTCTTTGTCATAGTAGGTCTCAAAGTCTACCGTTATTATCACTCTTGCTTTCCTTTTAATTTTCCTAATGATGTGGTAAATGTAGCGTAAGGCAAATTCATCTGCTTGTTTTTAAAATCAAGTTCTTTCTCGCGTGTACCACCCACAAGTTCTTTTACAATGCACTCTTCCATTTGCTTGCGCAGTAGTTCTTTGTAATTAAGTTTAATAAACTCAATTTCTTCCTCGTCGAATATAATCTCTTTGCCCGTAGTCATAACAGCACGGATCAAGTTGCCCCATCGAACATCCTCAAAAGGTTCTTTTTCCCAAGCGTTAAACCGTATCGGATCCCAATCAGGATTTATAAACTCTTGAGGATGCTCCCACATGCGGTCAACAAGCATGCGCAACATGTCGGGTAGTTTTTTATCTTCCATCATTTACCTAGAAATTTAGTAATCTCTTTAAAGTCCGGGCCCTCAATGATAAGCCGTTCGCGTTTGTCATCGGGGTTTTCTCTTAACTTAATCATCTTTTTCTTGGTAAGTTCTTCAGACACCCGTTTGTGAATGGTGGCCGGTGAAGCGATCTTGTAATCACGTACCAAGTCGGTGATGCGTATATCTTTGTCTTTATCCCAGTGCATCTGCATCACGGCAAGCAGGCGCAGATCAATTAAGTCCAGTTCATATTCAGATTCTAAAAAGTCTAAGACTGCGGTCAGATGTTGTAGTTTCATTTTGTCCTCTTCAATGCGTAATAGTAAGTTGGTCGTTTGGAATACAGTTCGTTTTGTTTAAAGTTGATTATCACTGTTTTGTTTAAGACTAACTCCTTCAAGTAGATTCTCACACTGCACGTACTTACCTTCATACGCCTAGCAATTTGTTTTACGGAGAGCCCCCACTGTCCCTGCAGCAGCCGTTTGAGTTGCACCATGCGTGCATGCCGGGGGCACTTTCTAATCCTGCGGCGGGTTCCGCTCGGCTTCGATACAGTCAAGCACCACCTCCACTTGTAGTAAGTTCTTTTCGTTTACGATAGCGATGTACCCATCGTGCATTTGAATCTTGTCCAGTTCTCGCAGTTGCAAATTAGTTGGCTGGTTGTCCCCGGCTTTACATTCGATGCCAAAAAAGATTCCTTTGTAGCATCCGACAATATCCGGTACACCGCTTCGACCATAGCCCCCAGTGGCAGGCATGAAGTAGTACGCCCCACGCTCATCCAGTATCTTCTTAACAGCCTTCTTTACCTTGGCTTCCGGCGTCATTGGATGTACCCCTGATCCTTGAGCCCCAAGTCCAAAGCCAGCCGCTCGTTCTGATCCTTGAGTTTGTGGATGTAGTCGTTCAGCCCGGCTATCTTCTCTTCCAGCCGCACGATCTCAATCCCCGCCTGCTTCATCAGTTGTTCGGCTTCGTCCGTGTCGTAGACTGGGTTAGCAAGTTTCTGTAAAAGATCTGTGTTCATTCTTTCACCCTATAAAATCTCACACCGCCTTGCTTGCTCATCTCAGCAAGCCCCTTCAAAACAAAATAATCCAGTGCACGTCTTGCGTGCGTTTCACTAATCAATAGCACTTTCATTGCTTGCCTTATAGTCACAGGTCTTTTACGGCCTACAACGTAATCCCACACCGCCTGATCTTTTGGGTCTATGCTAACGGGCATTTTTCTTATCAGCCTTTTTGTTTTGTTCACCCACCCACAGTCCGGCACATATCAACTCAAGTTCCTCGCTCGGCGGGTTAGTCTTTAGTGCCATGCCACGCCCCTCTGCAAAGCCTCGGTTGTATTGGCGGTCAAGGGCGTTATCAAAAAGAAAATAAGCCAAGCCGATAAGTGCGCCTAGAAGAATCAGTTTCATAGTCTCGTACCCCCGCCGCCACGGTTCTGACACGGCCAAGTTCTTTGCAGGGCTTCTTTGATAAGCACATCGGCAGTCTTGTGTCGGGTGGCAGGGTTTATCTCAAGATACATCTTAACTACATCATTGACCTGACCAAGCGTTAGTGAGTTAGCAGGGGGGCAGTGGACTATGTGCTGGTATGCGTCAAACACTCCCGCTATGTAACCAAGCGCATACATCTTGTCCATTATGTTTGTACCCGTCATCTTTTGGTACAACTGATTACCTGTCTCAAACTCGGCCCGGGCCAACGCCGGGACCATCAGCAGGGCGACCAGTAGTTTTTTCATTTGCTCACTTCCTTTCCGGCATCAAAGCCCATCTTGTAGGCAATCTTTACAACAAACTTGCCGCAGTCTTTCTTTCCGCATTTCTGCCACATTGTTCCAAAGCCATCTTCAATCCATTCAGGTTCTTGTTCCGGTTGCGCTAGTGCTTGGCGTAGTGCTTCCATATATTTGTTACAGTCTTTTCTTACTTCTGTTGCCAAGTCTCTAACATTTTTCTCATCCTTAAATTTTGCTTCTTCTTTTACAAACCCACACCCTTCGTAGATTTTTTCAAAACCCTTCAATGCCCTCTCTGCTGCTTTTCTCAAGTCGCTCATCGCCCCACCCTCTGCGAACAGTTATAAGCCTGCGTGCCATCGCGGAATGAACCCATGAAGCGGCAATCATCTGTAATCATCTTTTCCTGAACCTCTGCACCTGCCCAAAAAGCACCTACTGCTACGACGACTACACCAAGAGACCGTGCCCACCACTCACGGCCCCCACGCCAAAACTTATCCCAGTGCTCTTTTAGTTCTTTCATTTCAGGTTACCCCCGCCACGGACCACGTTACCGCCAAAGACATAGGTGCCCACATGCTCTAGTTTGATGAACGGATTAGCGTAGACTTTGCCGCCGTGCTTACGCCATAGGTCACAGAAGTGGTAGTCCTCAGACAGTAAGGCCCCAGTAGCATCAATGCTTGTAGCAAAGTATTCATGGGTCAGGGGTTTGGCATACTCCCCAGTCTCGGGGTCTTTGAACGATGAAGTGCGATAAGTAGGCACATGATCTTTCAGGATTTCAAACACACGCCGTTTAATCAGCATGAACCCTGTCCCTGAGTGCCGGACTTCGATACAACCCTCGTCATCAGTCTCCTGTTTCTCGCCGACCATGTTAAACACAAACGCTCCACCGTATTCGGCTAGGTCTTTCTTGCCAGCCTTAGCGGCCTGATCAACCTTGGCCCAGTCAATCTCTTTCTTTGGGTACATCCCGCACACGATGTCACGGTCAGCCGCCATCAATTGTGCTACGGCGTGTCCATCAAAAGATATGTCGGCATCAATGAACATCAAGTAGTCAAAGCCCTTCTCAAGGAATAGTCGGGCCAGTTCGTTACGGGCACGGGTAATCAGGCTCTCGTTCATAATCTGCGCCCAGTAGACAGGCACACCCACAGACTTCATCTTATTGATTGTCCCGAGTAAGCCCGATACATAGTGGCCCGTGCACATCCCGCCGTACATCGGCGTAGCGATCATTAGTGTAGGTTTGCCCGGGGCCTGTTGTTGTGCTGGCATTTCTTTTTCTTCCCAATCAGTCATTTTATTTTCCTTACGATAAGTTGATACCCAGTAAACGAAACTACTAATTCATCTTCAAACATATTAACGAACGCATCTATCGCAATCTTCGGCCGCTGCATTGTAGTGAACCCCGACGGTTTCCATGCGTAGTCATCGAATACCATGAACCCGTTACGTTTTAGCAGCGGCCAGGCCATGCAAGCATCTGTCAAAACATCTTTAGCCAAGTGCGATCCATCAATGTAGATGAAGTCAAACTTGTATTTGTCAATCGTAAGTAACGGCAGGGCTATTGTTGACGGGTACTTCATCGAGGTTACTTTTCTTTTGTTGTTATATTTTTCCGTCACGACCCTCATATTTTCTGCATACCTGCGCTCTGCCCCGTCCATCTCACCGTTTACGTGCTCGGCCCCGCCCTCCCATGTATCGACACAGAAAATCTCACCACCGTCTTCCATCATGTTTTCAACGGTCCATACGGCTGACATCCCCTCAAACGACCCGATCTCTAAAAAACTTTTACGATCAGGCAGATGCGGAATCAACTGCTTCCATACGCCCGGGGCCCATTGAAACCAATCTTTTGTAAACTGATACTCGCTCATCTTTTTACCCTCGATCTTCCTTTAGCCACACCCCAATTACTTCTCTTTTGTGAATCAAACAACAGGTCACTTAGCATGTTTTCGGTCTCGTGCTTGTTATATTTTCTTCTTGTTACGAAACGCTCGTTACTCTCTTTTGCCACTTTATTTGCATCTGCGGGGCGCAATAACATAGTGGACTTAGAACAAAGGAGAACCAACTCATCAAAAGTTTTGTTGCCGTTCCATAAGCAGGTGCTCAATGTAGGTAGGTATGCCGCTATAAAACGTGTTATGGCATTATTTATTTGATGTTTGTATTTAGGCACACGTTTTAAAGAAAATATCTCTCCGTCTTTAAGTTTGTATTTCAACCCAAACTGATAACAAAGCACACCCATTTTTATGCTTGGCTTTTCTTTCCAAGTCTCAACAAGACATCTATCCCAAGCCTCCTGCAGAAACTCTTGTCGGGCCTCCTGTATCTCGTCCAACAAATTCACTTTGTCCCCCGGTAGGTTGTATTCATTAACTCCTCATAGGAAAACTTCTTACCTAGTGCGGTTACAACACTTGTATGTTCCCTTGAGAATTTAATTAGTTTGGTATCGAACACAAACGCATGCTTGGGTACAGTTATCTTATGACGTAGAAAGTCACGGCCCTTCTGCGTCAGCCGCCAAAACCCTGAACTGCGCTTGTCTTCGTCATCTTTCTTGGGTTTGTTTTCAAGCAACTCCCAGTGATGCAGGGTAGCCATCGACTTGGATCTAAGCACCCACTTCGGGGCTCTTGCCAACTCAACCCATTCGTTTCTGCGGAATCGCTTGAGCATCCAAATCATCCCCCGCACCTGCGTACTTGTTATCTGATAACCGTTGATTTTCCCCCACCGACGACAGCATGGGCATCGACCACCCTTACCTTTGATTGTTTGCCTGTAATCTTTCCGGGCTTCGGCTAGTGTTCTCATAGTTTGGCTTCTCCTATTTCACTCAATAGTTTTATTTTTACTGATCGGCTTTTCTTGCGTAGGAACTTTGCAATTGCCTCCCGTTCCTCCTCAGTTTTAAAAGGCCATGCGAGTCGGATCTTATCCATGTCAATGCCCTCGCACGTTTCCTCAACTTGTTTCTGCACATCTTTACCGACCAACTGGTCAACCATCCACTGCGTTACATCGGTCACGCTTGATCTCCTCACTAACTTGTTTGGCTTCGACATCGGTTAAGTAAATGTAATAGATCGAATTAAACATACGCCTACCGATCCCATTTAACTTTGCACCAACATCACAAATTTTTAATAACGCGATACGTTCAGCAATCAACTCGGGCGTGGGCGGTATCTCGGCATCCAACTCTCCAAAGATACTCCCGATGCGCCCCGTGCCATCAGCATTGATTTCTGCACGCACTGTTACTCTTGTTGTCGATTTCATCATGCCGATTATAACTACGCTTTGGGACTAGGATCAAGTGGTATGAGAACGAAATACTCGCTAGTGGAAACCCGAACACCAACGTCCGGCAGTCTTTCACCATCGCTTAACATCTTTAGCATGCCAACGTTCATAGCGATTTCCTCGGGTAATTGTTCAAACGATTCATAAACCTTTGAGCCGTGAAAGGCATCATTGAAGTCGTTTCCGTCCACATCCTGCACAGACACCACCACCCGACCATGATCTATGAACAGCACGTGATGCTTACGAACATACGTTTTTCTACGGGCTTGGTTTAACTCATACAAATCAAGTCCCTCATCAGCAATCTTTTGGAAGGCTGGTGTGATGAACGTAATCCCCATGTCACGCAGTCTCTTAACTTCTTCGTACAAAGTTTTAAAACCTGTGGCGTCGCTAAAAATCCCTCCATATCTATTACCCTCCGCACGCCATGTCCTGATTGCGTGGATGGCTGCTTTGTCGCTTCGCGCCATAACTTCTCGGTATTCAAACGGCGTAATGTGGTCGGTTGCTAACTTCAAAACCTTGGCTAAGTCCTTGGTCTTCTTGCGCTTACGATCAGCATTACCACTTCTGAACTTCTGATTCTCAACAGTCCGAGACTGCACAGTCCATTCCTGCTCACTGCTGTTCCAAGTCACCGAACCCACGAACTCATCTACCTGCGGAAACCGGGGATCTTTGAATGCGACCTGCTTGTACCTAGCAACATCATGGGAATACTGCACTGCAAAATTACCAATCACCTCAAAGTTTGGTGCTCGGGCCTTGCGGATGAACTGCTTGATGAAGTCCTGAATCTCAGGCAAGAACTCTTCGATAGGGGTCTTGAATTGCATTTCACTCTCCTTTTGCTTTTACAATGATTTCAAATCCATCAGCGATGCGGTTTACCTCAACTTCTTTACTGATGATCTTATCCATGACTAGTGCCATAGTTTTAACTCCACGTAGTAACTTGTAATTGCGATAGTGCAACCACACGATCCACGTGCCCATCAATGCAAACAAACCTGCGTATTCCATAACACCTCCTTAGAAATTGAAAGCAGACAAGATGTCGTCCACCTTCTTCTTGACCGAATGACGCACCATGTCGGATTCGCGGATAGACTTGGGATCTACACCAGCAATCACAGACTCCAAATCCTTACGGGCCTTCTCAAGTTTGGGATCATTCGTTACGTTAAGCCTAGTCAACAAGCCGCACAGATCCACAGCATTAGTAATTAGTGAATCACGGAAGATCTGCGTCCGGTTCTCCTCGCCATCTTTGTTGACCCGGGGTTGCGCGGCATCGGCCAGTTTGGTGCTCATGTGGGATAACACTTCGTGCAGACGGCTCCACAATTCTCCCATCGCTTCCTGTAACTTGTTATTGAAATGATCTTCGTACTGGCGGGCCAGATCTCGCTTCACATCTTCCCCGGCTTGGATACGGAAATCATTTGCAGTCGGGAGCGGGGTGATTGCGTAACGGAACTTGAACTTTTGCCGTAATTCCTCCGCATCGGGATACTCTGCGCGATCAAAAAGCGCACCAAGTTGGAAGGCGGCGGCTGATACCAGTTGCGGATACTCCTGCAGGAAGTCCTCCACGGCTGTATTGAACTGTTGCTCAAACGCGTTAAGGGATGCCTTGTAGTCAAAGAAGTTAGCCATAGGTAGCAGACGTGAGCCACCGTCAGACCAGCAGATCGTTTGGTCGTAGTGCCATGTGCGGATCGTACCAACAAGTTTCTGTAACTCCTCAAGTTTCTGCGTACCTGCCAACAGATGCTTGTGATAGTTACCCGCCCGAGACTTCGTACCCTTGGCAGAGTCGATCTCCTCGGATACTTTCTTGTCCAGTTTGCGTCCAGTCCACACGCTGATGTTCAGGTCAATCAGCAGGCAGTCGGATAAGTCCATCAACACAGAATCATTTTGCACGTTCATTTCACTCTCCTTAAAAGTTATAGTCGACTATAGGTTTTACTGCTCGTTACTGCCGTTGCTCTTCATATACTCCTTACATAACCACATGATGAACTGCGAGTAGTTAAGATCTATCCCCGTTTGTTCTGCATGTAATTTCTTTGCATCATCCACTGCCGCTCTCGCGTCGACGCGGATCAATAACGCTTTGTACCCCGGGCTTGTGCTCATATTAATCTCCTATAAAAACGGTTAGTCCAACATTAGATTGCTTGTTCTTGGTAGTCACGCCCCACAGAATAGGCGCAGTCCAGTGCGTACCCCAGTTATCTACGTACCCATCGGTCAGCATGACGATTGCTTCAGGCTCTAACTTCTTGGCACGTATGTAGTCGCTAACACACTGAGGGCTAGTGCCACCGCCACCCGCAGGCTTAGTCGATGTGAGCAAAGACTCAAACGCATCACGGTCATACACCTCGTGTTGGCAGACAGACGTGTCCCAATAAATTAAGTCGATACCTTCGGGCACTACGGTTTTGCAGATTTCACGTACTTGTGACAAGAAATTACCAATTACCTCCTCGTCGATTGACCCAGACGTATCTATCGCAACCACCAGTCGGCCCATAGATTCACCGATCACAGACGGGAGATATACGTCCCGATCTATCCACCGCCTGTTTGGTCTACGGTATGTGGACATTTCACGCTCGGCACAAAACGTTGTGATGAAGTCCCGCAACACCTCGCGCCAATCTACCTTGGTCTCAAGTAACTCAGTGATCTCACGTGGCATGCCCCCTTTCATTTTCCCGGCAAGCAACGCACCTTGTCGCAAGGCTTGGTCGATCTGATTGCTGATTTCCTCGCGCTCTTTTGTTGACATCTCTTGGGCCTCATCCCACCCATGCTCGTCAAGGCCACCGCCCTCTTGCGTTTCTGCACCATCATCGCCTGAACCCGAACCATTTTTACCTCCCCGGCCATCGCCAAATGTTTGCAACATCCGAAACACAGCACCCGCATCCATGCCGCGATACCGCTCGTCAAGACACCCACCCTCGGGCAGACGAACATCTTTACCGTCAGGGTCAGAGTCGTGAATCATCAGGTTAATGACGAAATCACAGGCCATGTTTGCCAGTCGCTTGTCCTGCTTGTAAAGATCTAGCCACGTAGTCAGATGACGAAACGCTTTGTGTAGGTTCTCGTGAAGTATGAGACCCCGCAACTCCTCATCCTTTAACGTCTCAACAAATGCACGCCCGTACCGTGTGTTGAAGCCATCCGTGTAAGCAGTCGGACAGCCATCATCAAGCACAGCAGTCGTGCCCGTCATAAACAAGCCGGAATACAGACAATACTTCGGCTCGTTCATCAACCAAATGTGTGCTTTCTGCACACGCTGTTCAGCAGATAAAGCCATTTTCACCCTCCAAAAGTTATAGTCAGACTATAGATCTCAAAACGCCCACTGATTGTCAGACGCCCACTTCTTGAACTTGGCATTACCTACCAAGATCTTCTGCTTTGTTTCAGACTTGATACCCGACTTGGCAAACAGTGCTTGCCACTCCATATCCATCCGCTTGAGATAGTCCAACCACGGATCGACAGACTTGGCATCCACTCGGCTCAGTGCAGAAAACACCAGCAAGCACTTAGCGATAGTGTCAGTAGGCCCGGGCAACTTCGCACCCATCGGGTCAGCCACGATAGATTCCCACGTCGGCAACTTGTCCACCACGGTAAAGAAAGACTCCATATCCCGTGCCGCTTTCTCACCGATAGTCCCGGCAAGGAGCGAGATAGTAGTCGTGTGGCCCAACTTGTCCCGGCGCTTGGCGATGTGGCTCGCCTTCTCTAAAGATCTTGGTGTAACGAACGCCGTTTGACCGGCTCGTACTGGGTTGAAGATGTACTCGTTATCCTTCTGCGCCGGATCGGTATAAGACTCAAGGCACTGCGGATTACCCTTGACCCACGCAATAACTTCGGGAGCGATATCATTCTCAATAGCCCACGCACCCCACGAATCAGCATCCACCGACCCATCAGCATTAAAGCCTGCGTGTGGTTTGCGCACCGTAGTAAAACAGACACGGTTACGGGCATGGGCCTCAAAGGTATCGCCCACCGAATCGCTTGCCATGTTAGTCGTGCCAAAGATCTTGGAACCAGCAGGCACGTACTCATCACCAATGCGACCCTCGTTCATCAGGGTAAGCAATACGTTCTTAACGGTCTTCATCGCCTTGCCGATCTCGTCCAGCATGATGATGACGGGCTTGCCGGATTGGAACTTGAACCGTGCGTTCGGAGCGAACCTAGTAACACGTTTACCGTTCTCCTCTACCGTGTAGGGCAGAGCAAAGTCACCCAAGTCAAGCAAGGTGCAGTCAATATAGGCAACCTCGTGATCGGGGTAACGCTTCTGCAACACTTTGAGCATCGCAGACTTACCAATCCCCGGCTCACCTTGACCGATGATTGTGACCTCGTGACCCAACTCACCGATAGCATCGGCGAACTCAAGCAACGACAACTTACTGCTCAGGCTTACTGTAGCCATTTCACTCTCCTTAAAGTTATAGTCAGACTATAGGTTTAACGCAACCACATACTACCACTACATAATACTACTATTATACACTACTATTTACTTCAACGCAAGCCCCCATCGTGCAATCAATCTCCTCCGGCTTGCACGCAAAGTAATATCTGCGTTCACACATTGATATGACAAACACCAACTTGTCAGTGATTGATTCGATGTAATGCGGCCGACCCATGAACTTGACGGGATCACCGACCACAACTTCCCGCCCGTCAGTCACTCTAAATAAACGCATCACTCACCCCTCTTTCTTTTCTGCTTAGTTTCTTTACGAATGTCGTAATACAGCACCAGACCGACACCCACCAGCACAACAACTGCAAACCACGCCACGCTTTGGGCGGCTTCATGTGGGCTCATCTCACCAACCCTCCTTTGTTGTTGATTCCCTTTGCCATCACCCGTGCCGACTGCGCCGTGAAAAACATCGGGCCTTGTTTGTGTGGGGTAAGCACAGTCCAAGTTTTCTGCTCTGCTTTGGATGCCTTCTCCCCGCACTTCTTACATAAAGAACTTAATAGTCCACGCTCAGGTGGCTTAATATCTGAGCCACAATCGTTACAATGCACCCATCTCGTAGCCATGTTAGACCTCCAAAATATCAAGCACACGCCAACCCATCACAGCAGACTGACCCCGTAGGATTCCCCGAGCCATGCCAACATCAGCGGCATAAACACGGAACTCTTTCCACCGTGAAACGCCACCGATCTCCAACAACACATTGAATCCAAACTTTTTCATCTCATACTCCTCTCACAAAACAATCAATAAAATGCACTCGGTCTTTGGTGCTCAGGGTTTCCCAACTGGGCTTGACGAACTCGACCTCGTAGTCAAACGAATCTCTACGCCACGACTTCTTACGACGAACTTGCACTTTCGGGATCTCTTTTACTTGGGGTTTGATTGCCTGCAACTGCTCGGCTAGGGTTTTAGTAGTCATGTTCACTCTCCTTAGTTTGTTAAGACACGCAACGATGAAATCTCTCAGTCAACTCAAGCAAATAAACCTATAGTCAGACTATAAGATTCCATCGCGCCGTGTCCGGCGTTTGAACCCCTCTGCTAATCGCAGTCCTGTGTGGTGTTCGGGGTAGGGTGTATGAGATAGCGTGGCAAAAGGGGTGAACTAAACAAATCAAACCCCTCAACTACTTCATACACCGCAGAGATACTGCTCGGGTTGTCATGCAAGGGGATGGGGGTTCGCTGATCTACACCGTTCTGATGTTGTCTTGCCTATGGATATGGGATAGTGGGGCAGGTGATGTATCCGTGCCTAGCCAAGTGAACATGTGACTACACATGGAATTCACACCACAACAACAGACCACGCGCTACGATTGTGCCGTGACCTACATAGAATCTTGAACCTGTACCAATTACTTGCACAAGCCCTACGCCTACTCTGCACTCGGCAGTTAAACCGAAAACCTATAGTCAGACTATAGGATCGGGATAGCCGAGCATTTGGATGGGTTGTTAAAGAGCGGAGCCGAGGTGGATTTCGACTTTGAAACCCTATTATCTCATAAATCTATGAGTGTGTCAAGTGGTTTTCGGGGGATCTGCATGGGGTTTCGGTGCAGGGTTTTACTTTTACTTTGGGGGCTTGTTCCACGGGGAGGGGGTTTTGTTCTGCGATGTTCTTTTTATTTGAACGGGAGAAAGTTTATATAGATCAATATGTTAGGGGGAGAATCACGCACTTGTTCCTTTGTTCCATGTAAAAATACACACCTGCGCAAGACCTCTTTCCCTGCCGAAAAAGCAGGGACTAAAGTAAAAGTAAAAGTGTTCTGACTTCGGGAGACCTGTATATATATTTTATTAAAGAACAAATATATAGAAAATGAAGAAAAGAACAGAAGAATCAATAACTTAGTCTGTACTCTTAAAAAGAACAAGAGGAACAAAGTTTGGAACAATGGCTTGCACAAGCCGTTTGGCTGTTCCACAAAAAAATTTACAATGGAACAAATAGGTATGTGCTCAATTTCGGCAAGACTTGCCGTGTAAAACCTATAGTCGACTATAGGATTTTGGCCCCCGCACCGAGAGGACACCAGTTCCACCCTCCCGCACCCACCCACCGATAAGTTCTTAACGCGCACGCGACTCGCGTGGTGGATGGGGCCTCTATTAAAAGCGTAACTAATAAGAGCGGCTATGCCGCTCTTACCGATATGACACCAGTTCTGGACGAAAAAAAACCCCGCCAGATTTCTCTGACGGGGTCGGGGTATTACTCGGCGGCGGCTTCGTCTAAGGCATCCACCAGGAACGCGGCCAGGGTTGCAAGGCCGTCATTCGCGGCCCGCATTTTCTCGAAACCCTTGCGAAGTTTCTCGCTGGCCTTTTCGGCCGTATCGGCCGGAGCGATCGCGATCATGATCGTGCCATTCCCGCCAGTCTTCGCGCCAGTCTTTTTGCCAGTCTTACGGGCCGAGTTCATGCTAAAGGCCTTGCCGTCATTCACGGCCGCGCGAATTTGCGACAGGTACGCTTGCCGAGTATTAACCGACAAGTTGACAGGCATACCGTCAAATATCGCGGATGCCACAGCGCAAGTCTTACGACTCGCGCCAATCTTAATTTTGGCATCCCGCAAGGTTTTAATATGGCCCTTGATCGTATCGGTGGCCGTGGCCGCTGTATGTAGTACGCCTAGGTTCACGCCGATATCGCGGCCGATAGCCGTTGCGTTGATTGCAGGGGTCTTGCTGGCCTTGCTGTTTTTCTTCGTTGTCATGCTAACTACTCCTCTAAAGGTTGATTGAATGTCGCGTTTTCTGTCGCGACAACCAAACTATAGCATAAGTCTACGAGATACAAAATCCTATAGTCGACTATAGGTTGACATCACACCCCACCCGCCCCCTACCCCCCAAACTGGCTATATGGGACCCGCCCGCCGCTACGCTGTGTGTTTTGCACATCCAATCACACATATCCTCAAATCAATGTAAAAGTAAAAGACCCCCCACCCCCTATCGTTTTACCCGGCTAGAACGACCCCCTCTATATAGAAAACACCCCCCTTGTCTTTTCCAATGGGTCCCATACCCCCGGGGGGTATATAATTTTTTGGCGGGGTTTCCCGCTGACTTTGTTGGTTCATGACGCCCAGCAAGAGGTGGCGTGTAACGCTTGCAGCGGGGGGAGGCCCCAACTCCAGTATTTTCGGACTCCAAGTCTCTGACCCCGCACTTTTTTCAGGGAGGGTTAAGCAGGCATCAGAGGATGCGGCACACCGAGGTTTTTCCTGCTTTCCACTCGGTCTGAGTTGACCCGCCAAATCTGCCTCCCACCTTTACTCTTGACAAAATAAAAATACATGCTACTTTCCGGGCAACTGGAGCCACAAACCGCCCCTTACATGCCCATTGTCATAACACCTGAAGTTGGAATACCGCTGCCCTTTGACGTTACGCCAGAGGAGGCCGAAGGCTTTAGAGAGCGGGCTAAGGCTGCTTGCCAGACAATTCTGGACCTGATCCAAAACGGCGCAGATGTAAAAGCCGACGAAGAAGATTCAGCCAAGGCACATCAGATCATTGCCACAGAGAAGTTCACCCCGGCAAAGACACCCCCGGGCACCATCCTTAAACTTGAGGCACTGCTGGATCATTACGACCACGAGTTCCTTGAAGCCAACCGCAGAATTCAGAATCTTGTAACGAACAAGTTGCTGGAAGAGACCGAGAACGAAGATCCCAAAATTCGGATGCGTGCCTTGGAATTGCTGGGTAAGCGCAAGGGGGTACAACTCTTTACCGACCAGATCGAGATAACCATTAAGCAAAAGCCCATCGACGAGATTGAGAAAGAACTCGGATCCTTGTTGGAACGCTACATGGGCCCTGTCGAGCAGGCGGTTAAAGACGACGTAGAAGATGTTGAGGAGATAAAAGAGCCAGCCGTCATACCGGATGACGATGAGTTAGATGCCATGCTTGGGCTAAAGAAGGAGGGCGGGAATGGGCAGCAACCACCTGCAGACGCTCCTAGCCAATAAGTCCCAACTGGATCAACTCCCGCCGAGTGTAAAAGCCCGGCTGTATGAGTTGCTGGAGGAGTTAGAGGAGAGAAAGGCGGCTGAGAACGCCCAGAAATCCTTCATGGCCTTCGTGCAAAAGGTCTGGCCCGGGTTTATTCATGGGGCACACCACACCAAGATGGCCGCTGCCTTTGAGCGGGTAGCGGAAGGCAAAGTAAAAAGGCTCATTATCAACATGCCACCCCGGCACACTAAGTCAGAGTTCGCCTCATACCTGCTCCCGGCTTGGTTTCTAGGTAAGTTCCCTAACAAAAAAGTGATCCAAACCTCCCATACGGCTGAGTTGGCGGTGGGTTTTGGTCGGAAAGTGAGGAACCTTGTCGATCAGGACACGTATAGAGAGATTTTTCCTGCAGTGGCGCTACAGTCAGACTCTAAGGCTGCTGGCCGGTGGGCGACTAATAAGGGGGGAGAGTACTTTGCTATCGGTGTTGGAGGCGCTGTTACGGGTAAAGGTGCAGACATCCTCATCATCGACGACCCCCACAGTGAGCAAGAAGCCGCCCAAGCCGAAACCAACCCGGAAATCTACGACAAAACCTACGAGTGGTACACGTCGGGCCCGCGCCAGCGTCTCCAGCCGGGGGGAGCGATCATAATTGTGATGACCCGGTGGTCTAAAAAGGACCTAACCGGGCAAGTTATCAAGGCGGCAGGTCAAAGATCGGGTGAAGAGTGGGAAGTTATTGAGTTTCCTGCCATTTTGCCCTCGGGTAAGCCCTTATGGCCGCAGTTTTGGCCCCGTCACGAGTTAGAAGCCCTCCAAAAAGAGTTGCCGCACGGCAAATGGATGGCCCAGTACCAGCAGAACCCCACTTCTGAGTCCTCTGCGATTGTAAAAAGGGAGTGGTGGCAGGTATGGGAGGATGAAGAGGCCCCGCACTGCGAGTTCACCCTGATGGCTTGGGATACGGCCTTTGAGAAAAGCAACCGTGCGGACTACTCTGCCCTGACCCACTGGGGAGTCTTTTACAAAGATGACGATACGGGCACAAAACAGGCCAACATCATCCTGCTAAACGCCTTTCGGGACCGCTTGGAGTTCCCGGCACTAAAGAAAAAAGCACTGGAGTTTTGGGAGGAGGACCAGCCGGACTCGGTAATCATCGAGAAGAAGGCTTCCGGGGCTCCGCTGATATATGAACTAAGGTCGATGGGCATCCCGGTCCAGGAGTTCACACCAAGTAAGGGCAACGACAAGATCGCACGGCTAAACGCTGTGGCAGACCTTTTTGCTTCGGGTAGAGTCTGGGCACCCAACACCCACTGGGCTGAGGAAGTGATTGAGGAGGTTGCATCCTTCCCGGCGGGGGAGCATGATGACTATGTTGACTCGGTATCCCTTGCGTTGATGCGCTTCCGTAAGGGTGGATTTGTGCGTTCGTTACTGGACGAAGAGGATGAGCAGCCTTACTTCAGAGGCAGAGTTCAGGGGTACTACTGATGACGGTTACACAGCAACACATGGGGCGTAATTCGTTGGTAGACCGATTGGCTGCTCAGGTAGGTAATCGAGATTTGGCTATTGAAATATTAAAAAAGCGTGGACACTTGGCTCAAGATGGCAAGACATTAACGGCAGAAGGTATGAAGCGAAATGCTATGACAGCCGAAGAGCGTGCAATTGATCGTGCTGTAAAACGTACAGGTAAAGAGGCAAAAGACTTCACATATAAACCGGCAACAAATATGGCGGTTTTAAAAAATAGGAAATAAACATGGCAATTGACAAAGCACTTGGACAGGCTCCGATGGGGCTTAAGGATGAAGATCTGGCGATGATGGAGCCGGATATTGAGATTGAGATTGAAGATCCTGAGTCAGTAAGTATCAAGGCTGGTGGGCTGGAGATAGAGATTGAGAAAGACGAAAATGGCGATGACTTTAACGCCAACCTTGCCGAAGAGATAGATGAAGGTGAACTGACTGAACTGGCAGGGGATCTGCTAGGTGACTTTGAAGAGGATCTAAGTTCACGTAAGGACTGGATGCAGACCTACGTGGATGGCATTGAGTTGCTCGGTATGAAGGTTGAGGATAGGACAGAGCCTTGGCCGGGGGCTTGTGGTGTATATCACCCGTTACTAAGCGAAGCCCTTGTGAAGTTCCAAGCCGAGACCATGATGGAAACCTTTCCTGCACGGGGTCCGGTTAAGACACAGATTATTGGTCGTGAGACTCCTGAGAAAAAAGACGCTGCCCAGCGTGTTCAGGATGACATGAATTATCAGTTGACCGATGTGATGACGGAGTACAGACCCGAGCACGAGCGCATGCTGTGGGGGCTGGGGTTATCGGGTAATGCGTTTAAGAAGGTGTATTACGACCCAAGTTTTGAGCGTCAAGTTAGTGTATTTATTCCAGCAGAAGATGTCGTGGTGCCATACGGTGCCTCTAACATCCAGACCGCAGAGCGGGTGACGCATGTGATGCGTAAGACGCCTAACGAGTTAAGAAAACTCCAAGTAGCGGGCTTTTGGAAAGATATAGAACTGCCAGAGCCACAGGACACGTTTGATGAGGTTGAGAAGAAGATTGCTGAGAAGATGGGCTTTCGTGCCTCATCCGATGATCGGTACAAGATCCTTGAGATGCACGTTGACCTGGACCTGCCCGGCTATGAGGATAAGGACAAAGATGGGGAGCCGACGGGTATTGCGCTGCCTTACGTTGTCACTATCGAGAAGCAGACACAGACAATCTTAGCGATTCGTCGCAACTGGGACCCTGATGATGACACCAAACAAAAACGAAACCATTTCGTTCACTACGGTTACATCCCCGGCTTTGGCTTCTATTGCTTCGGCCTCATTCACCTCATTGGCGCTTTTGCTAAGTCAGGCACTTCTCTTATCCGCCAACTGGTCGACGCTGGTACGCTGTCTAACCTTCCCGGTGGATTTAAAACCAAGGGACTACGAGTCAAAGGCGACGATACTCCCATTTCGCCAGCGGAGTTCAGGGACGTAGACGTACCTAGCGGCACCATCAAAGACAACATCATGACGCTCCCGTACAAGGAGCCGTCGCAAGTTTTAATGACGTTGTTGGGTCAAATTGTTGAAGAAGGTCGTAGGTTCGCTAGTGCAGCAGATCTAAAGGTTTCTGATATGTCAGCCCAGTCGCCTGTGGGTACCACACTGGCGATATTAGAAAGAACGTTAAAGGTGATGTCGGCCGTTCAGGCTCGTATTCACTATGCGATGAAAGAGGAGTTTAGGCTCCTTAAGGTCATTATTCGTGACTACACCCCTGATGAGTATTCCTACGAGCCAGAAGAAGGCTCCCGTCGGGTTAAGAAGTCTGACTACGATCAGGTGGATGTCATACCGGTATCGGATCCCAACGCGGCAACTATGTCGCAGAAGGTGGTTCAGTATCAGGCGGTTATGCAGTTAGCCCAAGGCGCACCGCAGTTATATGACCTGCCATATCTACATCGTCAGATGTTAGAAGTTCTGGGTATTAAGAATGCCAATAAGTTAGTACCCAACAAAGAAGACATGAAACCACGTGATCCGGTGACGGAAAACATGGATGTGCTTAATGGAAAACCCGTAAAAGCATTTGCCTATCAAGATCACGAAGCCCATATCGCTGTGCATATGGCAGCGGTACAGGATCCGAAGATTGCCAAGATGGTTGGGCAAAACCCGATGGCTAATCAGATCATGGCGGCTATGGCGGCTCACATTACTGAGCACGTAGCCTTTGAATACCGTCGTCAGTTAGAAGAGCAGTTAGGTGTTCCTTATCCTGCCTTTAATGAAGAAGATGACGAGCGTATTCCTGAACAGATGGAGATTCACCTATCACGTCTGGCCGCAGCAGGAGCACAAAAACTTCTTGCTAAGAGCCAAGCGCAAGCAGCACAGGAACAGGCACAACAGGTCGCACAGGATCCGATTGTGCAGATGAAGCAGGCAGAACTTCAACTCAAGGCCCAAGATCTTGAATTGAAGAAACAGAAGTTAACAACTGACGCTGCGGCAAAAGCAGATCAGTTGGATATTGAACGTCAACGGATTGAGTCCCAGAAAGAGATTGCAGGAATGCAAGTCGGGGCCAAGACCGCAAAAGATCGTGCTGAGTTGGAAGCCCGCATGGAGTTAGAGGGAGTTCGGCTTGGTTCGCAAATCGCCCGTGATAAGGCGCAACCACAAAAGAAGGAGAATAAATGAGTAATGACTTACTCAAGTACCTATCAGAAAAGGTACGAGAGGAAATGAAGGTGATTGAAAGTGATACGGTTTTAGGACACGCAAAAGACTTTGGAGACTACAAGTACGCTTGTGGGATCTATCGTGGCCTGTTAATCGCAAACAACGTTCTCATAGAGACCGCAGAAAGGATGGAAAACGACGATGAGTGAAATTGCCATCGCTACAGAAGAAGGTGAAGTAAGCACGATTCCGGATACTCCGGAGCGCAAAGCCAAGCAGGTGCCGGACCCTTCGGGGTATCGAATCCTATGTGGGATACCAAATATTGAGGAAACCTACGATAGCGGCATCCTTAAATCCGACATGACCATCCAACATGAAGAACTCCTCACAACGGTGCTCTTTGTGATGAAGATGGGACCGGATTGCTATAAGGACAAGGAACGCTTTCCCAGCGGCCCTTGGTGTAAGGAAGGGGACTTTATTCTCGTGCGCCCACACGCAGGTACGAGGCTCAAGATTCATGGTCAAGAGTTTCGGATCATCAACGACGATTCCGTGGAGGGTGTAGTTGAAGACCCCCGTGGCATCTCTCGCAGGTAAGGAATAGACATGGCTGAAGAACAAAAGAAGGATGACTTCGAGGTAGAAGTCGAAGGTCAGGAAAAAGAAGTTGCTGCATTGCAGCAAGAAGAGAAACAGGCTAAGGGTAAACCCGATGTCGATATTGAGGTGGTTGACGATACGCCGGAAGAAGATCGGGGTAGAGAACCGCTTCCTAAGCACGTTGTTGATGAACTTGAGGCTGATGAGTTGGAGGAATACTCCGACAAAGTAAAAGTTCGTCTAAAGCAGATGAAAAAGGTCTGGCACGATGAGCGTCGGGCTAAGGAAGCGGCTTTGCGAGAGCAGCAAGAGGCTCTGGCTATGGCCCAGAAGATTTTTGAAGAGAACAAACGGCTAAAAACTAGGCTGACTGAAGGTGAGAAAAACTTCATCGACACAGCCAAGGGCGCTGCCGAACTAGAGTTGGAGATGGCTAAGAAAGCCTACAAAGAGGCTTACGAGGCTGGTGATGTGGACAAGGTGGTGGAGGCTCAGGCCAAACTCAACGAGGTTTCGTACAAACTCCAACGGGTACGGGATTACACACCCCCTTTACAAGAGAAAGAAGTTGAGGTAAATAGCAATGAGGCACCGCCAGTACAAGTGCCTCGTCTTGACCCTAAAACGACTGCGTGGCAAGAGCGCAATACGTGGTGGGGTGCGGACGAAGAGATGACAGCATTGGCATTAGGCTTTCATCAAAAACTTGAGAAGCAGTACGGCAGACAATATGTCGGAACTGATGAATACTGGCAGCGCATTGACGAAACAATGCGTAAGCGGTTCCCCGACTATGAGTGGGGGGACGAAGAAGTTAAAACGACCAACGGGGGCGGCAAGCCCGTTGTGCGCACCGAAACAAAACCCGCCACTGTGGTTGCTCCGGCTACCCGCAGCACGTCCTCCAAAAAGATTGTGCTGAAACAAAGCGAGATTAATCTTGCTAAGAAATTTGGGATAACTCCTGAGCAGTATGCAAAGGAAAAGATGAGACTGGAGAATCAAAATGGCTGAAAATAAACTTGCACGCGAACTTGAAACCCGAGAGCAAACTGAGCGTCCTAAGACATGGCAACCCGCTTCTGCGCTGCCTGAACCGGATAAACAGCCCGGGTATGCTTATCGGTGGATACGCGTTTCTTCTATGGGTCAACAAGATGCAAAGAACGTAACGGCAAAACTCCGTGAGGGGTGGGAGCCAGTTCGTATTGAAGAGCAACCCAAGTTCCAATTATTGGCTGATCCCAATAGTCGTTTTAAGGACAACATTGAGATCGCCGGACTGTTACTCTGCAAGATTCCTACGGAGTTTATGGAACAGCGTAAGGCTTATTACCAGCGCCAGACCAGAGACAACATGGAAGCCGTAGATAACACGTTTATGAGAGAGAGCGATAGTCGTATGCCACTCTTTAGAGAGAAAAGGTCTTCGACTTCGTTCGGTAAAGGTAAATAACTTTTAACGAGGTTAAAATGGCATATCCCACCGTATCAGGCCCTTACGGGCTAGTACCGATCAATTTGATCGGCGGTCAGGTGTTTGCTGGTGCAACTCGTCAAATCCCCATCGGTTCCGGTGAAACCACCGCCATTTTCTATGGTGACGTTGTTAACCTGAACTCGGATGGTAATGTGACGAAACTAACCACCACGGACTCTGGCTCTGCAGTTGGTGTTTTCCTTGGTTGCACATTTGTTGACCCGGTTCTTGGTCTGACTTTCCGTCAGTACTACCCCGGTGCTTTGACAAACTCCACGATGACTGCATACGTGCAGGACGACCCGGATGCTTTGTTTAAAGCCGCAGTATGTGCTACTGGTACAACAACCATCAGTTACTTAAACCGTACTGATGTCAACCGTAACGCTGCTTTGGTTCAGAACCCCGGTTCTACGACTACAGGCAACTCTGGTGTAGCGATTAATAACGCTTCCAACACCACGACTACCCTCCCAGTTCGTATTATCGACACTGTTCCTGAGACAGCAATCGCTGGTTATCCCGGTTCTTACACAGAAGTGATCGTGAAATGGAACTTTGGTGTACACCGCTATTACAACGCTACTGGCGTATAAGGAGCGAATAAATGGCTATTTCACGCGCACAACTACTGAAGGAACTGCTCCCTGGACTGAACGCCCTGTTTGGTCTTGAGTATGCTCGTTACGGCGAAGAGCATAAAGAGATTTTCGATACCGAGACCTCTGAGCGTTCCTTCGAAGAAGAAACCAAACTGTCTGGCTTCTCAGCCGCACCTGTCAAAAACGAAGGTTCTGCCATCGCGTATGACAACGGTCAAGAGGCATGGACTGCTCGCTATAACCACGAAACCATTGCTCTGGGCTTCTCGCTGACGGAAGAGGCAATCGAGGACAACCTCTATGACTCCCTGTCCAGCCGGTATACCAAGGCTCTGGCTCGTGCTATGTCATACACCAAGCAGACTAAGGCTGCTGCAATCCTGAACAACGGCTTTGATACCGACTATACCGGTGGCGATGGCGTACCCCTGTTCAGCGCATCGCATCCGCTGGTCTCTGGTGGCACCAACAGCAACATCCCGTCAACCCCTGCCGACCTGTCGGAGACCTCCCTTGAGGCCGCCGTTATTCAGATCGCCGCATGGACTGACGAGCGTGGCCTGCTGATTGCTGCAAAGCCGCGCAAACTGGTTGTTGCCCCGTCAAACATGTTCGTTGCGACTCGTATTCTTGAGACGGAACTGCGTGTTGGCACGGCCGACAACGACATCAACGCTCTGAAGAGCAATGGTTCGATCCCAGAGGGTTACACCGTTAACCACTTCTTGACCGATCCGGATGCTTGGTTCCTGACGACTGATGTTCCCAATGGTCTGAAGCATTTCGTTCGTACCCCGATGGCAACATCAATGGACGGCGACTTCGACACTGGCAACGTCCGTTACAAGGCCCGTGAGCGTTATTCCTTCGGTTGGTCGGATCCGCTTGGCGTGTTCGGCTCCGCAGGCTCGCCCTGATAAGGTGCTGTAAGGGAGGGGGGTTGCAAAACCCCCCTTTTGTTGTATTCTCAAGGTACTAGGATTTTTAGCCTTACCGACTGACCTAGCAGACTTAGTAGAGACGGTATGGCGATGTGCTACTACACGAAAGGTTCATCATGGCACTGACCACTTTTTCGGGCCCAGTCGCGTCAAATAACGGTTTTATTGGCGGCACGGCTTCTGACCCCATCGTTGTTACTACTGCTTCCAACGTATCTTCTTCCTACGTAACCGCCTCAAATACGACTGGCGATGTACGTCTGAACTATTCCCGTCTGACGTTTACTTCCACTGGCTCAGGTGAGACTGGCCGCTGGCTGACCCGTGTTACCGGCGCTAATGCCGCTACCGGCGGAACTGTAAACGGCGGACATATTTCCCTGTCGGTTAATACCGGTGGCTCGATCTCTGGTGCCGCTAACGGCCTGCGGGTTACCCTTGGTGCCGCAGCCAGCGTAACGGTTGGTGGCACGGTTGCCGCCCTGCAAGTTGATTCTGACCTTGGTGCTGGCGCAACATTGCCCGGAAATGCTTCGTTTATCCGTGTAACTAACAGTGGTGCAGGAACAATTACCAATCTGTTTAACCTGCCAGATGCTATGGTTGCCCCGATTGGTGGTACGTCTACTACCGCTACCCAAAAAATCCGTTTCGTTGATTCGGCTGGTACTGCGTACTTCTTGTATGCAATTGAAGCCTAATGCAGATAACGAAAGAGTTTTTGCAATCGGAGATCAAGAAAATGGAAGAGCAACGGAACCACGCACATGATGTGGCCGTTGCTTCCCAAGCGGCGATTGACACGATGACGGCGTTGATAGATCGCCTTGATCTCCCCGAACAGGAAACGGAGAAATGATATGGGTATGCAATATGACGTTAAATCGCAATATGCGATTGCGTCGGGCTTAGTCCTACCATTCCGAACTCGTGTAAAAGCGTTTCAGTTTGGCGCTGCAACATCGAGTGCTGGAACAGTTGGGCTATACGACAATTTTGCAATCGCGGGTACATACGCTCGGTCAACTACTGTTGCAACGGTTACAGCGGCTAGACACGGTTTGATTGTTGGCGACTGGGCATTTATTGATTGGTCTGGTGGAACAAACCCCACTGATGACTTTTACCAAGTTGCGACGGTAGTAGATGCAAATACGTTTACGGTAGCGGTTGCCAATACAGGAGATGCTTCTGGTGTTGCAACTGTTTATAACGATGTGCTTGTGATTAGCACGGTTTCAACCGGCAACGACGTATTTAATATTATCCCCGGCGAAGGTATCTTGGCTCAAAATGGGGTACGTGTTTTCCTAGAAAATAGTGTCCCATTAACCGTCTACTACGGGTGATCCATGCAAAATGAAAAAGGTTACACGTTGGCAGGCAAGAAGATCTTCTTCGGCATACCTGCTTACGACCACAAAGTTTCACTCAAACAGGCTATTTCTTTGATGCGGTTCGCGCAAGATGCACCGCCTCATGGTATTCAGGCTGCTGTAGGAAGTATTTGTGGGTGTTCCGTGGTATCACGGGCACGTAATCTTTTAGTTGCAGACTTCTTGGAGTCTGACGCAACGGAACTAATGTTTATTGATGCGGACATCAACTTTGAGCCGCAAGACATTTTCCGGCTTTTGGCTTGGGTATCCGAACCTAACATTGGGATTGCTGCTGGCATTCCTTGTGCTCGTAAGGTTGAGAAGACCTACATAGTTACCCTTGATGAAGATGACGGTAAAGTCATTATGAACAACATGGGGCTGGTACGAGCCAAGCGGGTTGCCACGGCTTTTATGATGATCAAGCGCAAAGTGCTAGAGGATCTGGTGGCTAACAATCCTCAGTGGTCCTACTGGGACGATAAGACTGAGCGCACTTTATCGGCGGTCTTTGACTTCATGGTCAAGGATAATTCTTACGTTGGTGAAGACTATCTATTCTGTGACCGCGCCCGCGAGATTGGGTATGAGGTCTGGGTAGATCCCACCATTAAACTGGGCCACATGGGAACCATAGAGTACGCAGGCGACTTTGGTAGGGAAGCCTTCTACCCCCGCATGGTCCAAGATAAGGTTGCAAATGGCTAAGACTCCGGCATGGCAACGTAAAGAAGGCAAGAACCCAAGCGGTGGTTTGAACGCTAAGGGACGTGCTTCTTACAACGCTGCTAACCCCGGCAAACCCGGACTAAAGCGCCCACAGCCTGAAGGTGGGTCTCGTAGAGATTCATTTTGTGCCCGGATGAAGGGTATGAAAAAGAAATTAACGTCAGCCAAAACGGCCAACGATCCAAACTCTCGCATCAACAAGAGCCTTCGTGCATGGAACTGTAAAGAAGGTGGCTCTGTTCGTGGGGGTGGTTGTGAGATTCGTGGCAAGACCCGAGGGAAGATGGTCTGATGGAAATGATGCTTTGGAATATGGTGTTGACTACGCTGATAGGCATTCTTGCCTATATGGGCCATGAAAAGGCTTCAGAAATCAGCAGGCTCAACATCCTTCTTAACAAGACTCGTGAGGAGGTGGCTCGTGATAACGTCACTCAAGCAGAAATTACAAAGTTGGTGGAACACATTGATGCAAGGTTTAACCGCCTTGAAAACAAAATTGATGGGCTTATTCAAAAGGGGTAAGAAATGAAACGGGTTAAACGTTATGCCGTTGGTAAAACTGTCGAGTCAGATTACGATTCGTCTGATGACGCTAAAAATTTACGTCTTGCGGCTGACCGAGAGGCAGTAGAGTACGAAGGCGAAAAGATTGCTAAACCCTTGCGTGAGGCTGCTGAGGCTGCTAAAGCCGAACCCGCAAAAATGGCTTCCTTCAAAGAGGCTTTTGCTGAGGCTCGTAAGTCTGGTGACAAGACGTTTGAGTACATGGGTAAAAAATACACCACAGATTTGGCCGCTCCAAAGTCTGCATCAAAATCAGAAACTCCCAAGTCTAGAACTTTTGCTGAAAAACAAGCCGCTGCAGGAGAAAAGATGCAAGGGGCCTATAGGGGAGCGGCTGAAAATGTTAAACGCGGTTTGCGGTCTTTGGTTGGTATGAAGAAAGGTGGTACGGTGAGTTCCGCCTCCAAACGGGCAGACGGCTGTGCCGTTAAGGGTAAAACCCGTGGGAAGATGGTCTGATGCCTGCTGTATCAGCCAAGCAAGAAAAGTTTATGCAAGCGGTGGCTAACAACCCAAAGTTTGCAAAGAAGGTGGGGGTTCCCCAGTCTGTGGGACGTGAATTTACTAAAAAGGAAGGTGGTACCGTGAAAGAGTCCAAAGCAATGATGAAAAAAGAAGTGTCCTTTATGAAGAAAAAAGGCGCTCCCAAGTCCATGATCAAGCATGAGATGGCTGAAGCCAAAGGCATGAAATATGGTGGTAAGGTCAAGAAGATGGCTGGTGGTGGTTTGGCTGCTGGTCACAAACAGGCTGACGGTATTGCTAAAAAAGGCAAGACCAAAGGTAAGGCTGTGACTATGAAGGGCGGCGGGTACTGCTGATGAGACCGAGCCGGGGGATGGGCATCATTAACCCATCAAAGATGCCAAAGGCTAAGACGATCACCCGCAAGGATGATCCGAATAAGGTCAAGATGTATGCCAAGGGCGGTGAGTCTAAGGTGAACGAGGCTGGTAATTACACTAAACCCGGCATGAGAAAGTCTTTGTTTGAGCGTATTAAGGCTGGCGGTAAGGGTGGGGCTCCGGGCCAGTGGTCGGCTCGGAAAGCCCAAATGCTGGCTATGCAGTATAAGAAAGCGGGCGGTGGGTACCGGGATTAGGTTTCCGACATACGATGCTAAAACAGATGGCAATGTATTTCGGTGGATTTTGGTAGCGTCAGACGACTATAGGCAGATTAGGCAAAGAGAACGGTATGTCGAACTTGAAAAAGCCGCAGCGAAGTCTGAAAGCGTGGACCGACCAGAAATGGCGGACTAAGAGTGGCAAACCTTCTACGCAGGGACCGAAGGCTACGGGGGAAAGATACCTCCCTTCCGCCGCCATCTCAGCGTTATCGTCGCAAGAGTATGCCGCCACTACTAGAGCCAAGCGAGCCGGAAAAGCCAAAGGAAAGCAGTTTGTCGCCCAACCAAAGGGCATCGCTGCTAAAACCGCAGGACACAGGAAAGTAACGTAATGGCTACCACAGGTACTACCGCCTTTAATCTGGACCTCAACAATATCGTTGAGGAAGCCTTTGAGCGTTGCGGCCAGGAGTTGCGTACTGGATACGACATGCGTACGGCTCGCCGTAGCATGAACCTTTTGACTATTGAATGGGCCAACCGAGGGATTAACCTCTGGACTATCGAGCAGGGCTCTATCCCGCTTAATCAGGGTCAGATTACTTATGCCTTGCAGAACGATACGATTGACCTGATGGATATGGTGGTTCGAACTCAGACCGGTATTGATCAGACGGACATCAATATCAACCGGATCTCAAGCAGCACGTATGCCACGATCCCCAACAAGAATGCGCAAGGTCGTCCCATACAGGTTTGGATAGACAGGCAAAGTGGTGGAGAAAACGTTACTGGCAAAACCCTGACAACGACTATTAACTCGTCTGCCAACACAATTACCCTAAGTTCTGTGGAAAACATGAACTACATCGGGTTCATCAAACTGGGTAACGAGACCATCGGATACAACGAAATATCAGGGAATACCCTACAAAACTGTGTCCGTGGAGTAGATGGCAGCACCCCTGCCGGGCACTCTAGCGGCGCAATAGTGACAATTAGGAACCTACCAAACATCAACGTCTGGCCGTCTCCAGACCAGTCTAACTACTATTCTTTTGTTTATTGGCGTCTACGGCGAATTCAAGACGCCGGAAATGGTATTAACACCGAGGACATCCCCTTTCGTATGCTGCCCTGTATGGCCGCAGGATTGGCCTATTACCTGTCCCTAAAGATACCCGGGGCTGAGGGTAGGATTGATATGTTGAAGGCCGCATACGAAGAACAATGGCTGCTGGGCTCAAGTGAAGACCGTGAGAAGGCTTCCTTGCGTCTGGCCCCAAGGCAGTACTTTTATTGAGGTGAGCGATGGCTGGTCCAAAGTTTGCCTCTGGCAAGTGGGCGATAGCGGAATGCGACAGATGCGGATTTCGATACAAACTGAAAGAGTTGAAAAAACTGGTCATCAAGACCAAGAACATCAACCTTCTGGTTTGCCATACCTGCTGGGAGCCGGACCAACCCCAGTTGCAGTTAGGTATGTATCCGGTCTACGACCCGCAGGCTTTGAGAAATCCACGCCGGGACAATTCATACATTCAGGCCGGTTTGACAGGTATTCAGACCGAGACTTTAAATCTGCCAAACGAGGATGTGGACGCCTTTGGTACACCCTCCGGCGGAAGCAGACAGATCCAGTGGGGGTGGAATCCCGTTGGTTTGAACGATCCCTTGCAGTTATCCGGGTTACCCAATAACCTAGTGGCTAACGGGGAAGTAGGGACAGTAACTGTAACCATTACTTAGGAGTAAAAGATGGAAAAGACTGCAATGAAAAAGGTCGCCAAGGCCGAAGTCAAAGCCCACGAGAAAAAAATGCACGGGGGTAAAGGCTATCGGGCAGGTGGTAAAACTAATCTGGACATGAAGAAAATGGGCCGAAATCTGGCTAAAGTAGCCAACCAGAAGTCACCCATGATGCGCGTTCGTAAGACAGGGATCTAATCATGCAAAAGTACCGTGACCCAAAACCGGCTCCGTTGCCCCCCACTAATACTGGGTATCCCAACGCGATTCCTAATACTCAGACTCAGCGGACTCGTGGAACTAAAAACACGACCCGTGGGAACAGTCACAGCAAGAAGATGGGCTAAATGAACTACCAGACGCTGTTTCAGACAATTCAGGCTTATTGCGAAAACGACTTTCCTGATACGGTAGTCGCTACTACCACTGCTACGACTACTGACTTTCTGACTAAATCTCAGATTGACACGTTCATCCAGCAGGCTGAACAGCGTGTATTTAACTCAGTCCAGATCCCCGACCTTCGCAAGAATGTGACGGGAAACTGCACATCCGGCAATAAGTACTTAAGCGTCCCGACTGATTGGCTGGCTAACTTCTCCCTGTCCGTAATTGATGGGGATGGGGTGCAGCATTTCCTGTTAAATAAAGACGTTGAGTACATCCGTGAGGCTTTCCCAAACCCGACTACCGGAGGGATGCCGACCCATTACGCCATCTTTGATCAAAACTCATACATCCTTGGCCCGACTCCAGATGCTTCGTATTCAATGGAGTTGCACTACTTTTACTACCCGACATCTATTGTCACGGCCGGTACAACCTGGCTAGGTAACCGCTTTGATTCTGTGCTCCTGTATGGCTCATTGCTTGAAGCCTACACCTTTATGAAGGGTGAGCAGGACGTTCAAAACACTTATATCTCACGATATAACGAAGCCCTTGC